AGGCTCGATTTATGATAGCGATTAAATCCTTTAAATTTTTATACATTAATCTTGTTTACTAGCTTTTAGTACCTCTGCTTCAAGTTCTGTCTTAGTCTTGAATGGACCGACGAATTCATAATTATCCAATGTTTCTAATTTGACACAATACGTATTACGCCAAACGCCACTAAAATGTAGGCCATAATAGCCAGCGGCATAATATGTTTTGCTTGTATCACTCTTTGTGTAAACAGGTATTTGTTTTCCAGATTTCTCTTCCATACCTGAGTTACAAGCCTTGTGTTTGCACGGATAACCATTAACTTCGTCAAGTGCCTTTCCGTATTCTACACTGTCTATTTTATTGACAAGTTTCGGTGTTAAGATGGCCTTACCATACTTTGTTGTGAGAGCATCAAGGTCTAGGTAGTCAACACCTTTACTCCTCATGATTACTTCAAAGTTAGAAGTACTATCTTCTTTTCTGATAGTGCCGAGTTTAACTCCAGCATCTTCCAGTATCCAAAACTTGTCTTTTATAATTTCTGTTGTATACATTTAATACCCATTGAAACCATTTGCACGAATTAACTTCGTACAAATGTATTTATCCTTTCTTGTCGGTCTTTTCCACGGTGTCAAAAAAGTTACGTAATGTAAATTTGACACTAAGACTTTTCAATTATTTGACGTTCAAACTCACGCAAACGTTTAAACACACTCATTAACTCAATAAGAGTAGGCCATGCTTTAAATAGATATTGAAGTGAACCTTCTACTCTACCGAATGCACGAATAATCTGTTGCATGACACCTAATGTCACAACCCCTGCCACAATCGCAGGTGCTAAGAACACATAGGCACTTAATACGTTTGCTTGTAGATATGTAATACGACCTACATTAAAATACAAATAACGCAAATAAGATTTAAAATGAATTGCCCGAACGCCTTCAAACAGTTCATTAATTGTTTTCGGTCTAACGTTACCATCATCTTCTGCAATAACTAATATCTTTCGATATGCGGCTTCTTTCTTTTGTAAGTCATATTCAACTCCTACTAGACGTAGCAACCAACCTAACCCAATTAAGAATAAAGTACCACCTACTGACCAAACAATAGCACCTGTAATCAATCCGTATTGCCAATCCCCAAAGAAGAAGATAGGAATACCTACTGATAAACCAAATAGAATAGGAACAAACTGTACTAGAACCATAATTGATTCAATGAAACTTGTACCTAATCCTTCCATGATACGTGAAAATTTAATCGTATCTTCTTGCACCCTTTGTGCGGCACCTTCAATAGTTCTTGCTTTATCATATACACTATGATACCAATTTACCATTGCAGTACGCCATCTAAATAAAAAGTGTGCAGTAAAGAAACTCACTGCTACTGCAATAGCAACATATATCATTGCTAGATATATAAAAGTTCCTAAACTAGCCCAATACTCACCAATAGTGATAGCATTGGGTGTTGCTAAGGCTTTTTGAATCATATCATAAAACTGACCAAACCATTCGTTAATCTTAACATCAATCTCAACTTGTATCCAGAGTGATGATAGGATTAATGCTGACCCTAACCAAGACCATAAGGCCCATTCTTTCTGTGTAAAAAATCTAAACATATGTAACTCCTTATTCTACCTTTACCTTTATATTATTATTCTTATAATAATTTAAGATAAAGTCCTTACATTCTTCTTGGGTACTATCAAATTTCATTCCAGAATCTTTTATTACCCTTATATTATCTTGTTGCCAGCTATGTACTAAGTCTGACTTTATGTTAAACCCTGTCACTTTTTCAACAATATTAAAAGGGTCTTCGCTAAAACCAAATAACCATTCTGTTGCGTTAATAAAGTTTTGTAGTCTATTTAGTTTCCATTCAAATACGCCACCAAAGTCTTTATCAGTTCTTTTATGTAGTCTAAATTCTGATACTTTTATATCTGAATGAGTTCCCATAAATGTATCAACTATATCTTCAAAAGAACCGTCAATGTCTTCGTTGTTATAAAATTTATTTTTATTTCTAAGTGCTTGTTCTAATTGCCAATGATAGTATATGCCTGTTCCTGAGTCATATCTCTTTTTAAACCATTCAAACATTTTATCACCTAATCTCTCTTTGACTCTATCTTGTTCAAAATTATCCATGGCTTTAAGATGTCTTCTCAAAAACATTCTAACTGAAACTATTCCACTTTGTGTAGCAGGATACATCCATAAACTTTTCATTCCTTCAAACTGTTCATAATCTCTTTTAGCATAATGTGTTCTTACAATTAATGAGGCTGTACATCTATGCTCTCTAGCAATTTTAATCTTATCTACATGTTTAGGAAAACGTAACACCCGTGTTGCATCGCCATTAAGATGGTCTAAATGTCTTTTAATATCAAATCTAAAATAATCCCATAATTTAATATTCATTCCCCAAGTGCTTATGCTATGTAAATCTGTATCATAATGACCTTTTAAAAGAAAAGGTTCTGAATAGTCATAGATATGAGGTGTAGCATACTGACTTCCTATGCTATCTTTTATTTCGTAATTTGTTAGTGTGGGTTTTTCAAATGGTGCACCAGCTTTATCGGCAATTAGTTCTGTAAGATATTCACCACCACAGCCACCAGAGTAATCTAAATGATATAGGTTACTCCAATCAGTACCATTTAATGTTAGCCTATCCTGCACAATAAGTCCCATGTGTCTGCATAGTCTTCAACTTGATAACTCTGACCATTTTCTAGTTTCTTTACTGCTTCTGAAATGTCATAATCATTTCCGCCTTCCATAGTCTTATCACCTACAAAGATGATATTATCTGACTCATTAAAGTCATTAATGATTTGTTGTTTTCCCTTACCTATAGGCATAATATCTAAACCAGTTTCACCAGCGACCTGGGCTACTACATTCTCGTTTCTAAAATTTTCATTGAATTCTTTTGCTATAATCCATCGTTCTTTTGTTTCGGTATCATACTTAACATATTCTTCTCTTTGTTTAGTATCAGCACCTCTACCAATTATACTAAAGTTTAGTAAGCCTGGTCTTGCATCAAAATGTGTACCAGTTCTTAATGGAAATTTACTTTCATCAAGTTGCCTTTGCAGAAATATCTTTGGAACAGGAGGCAACACCCAATCATTATTATAGATGTTATTACCTTTTTCCCAAACTGAATTACCACTACAGTTATAAACTTTGATAACTGAGTTAAATAATGGTTGTCCGATTTGTTCAATAGTCTTAGGAGCATCACTACCCGTTGCAAGATAAACATTATTTTCTTCTACAAACTCATTAAAGAAGTTTAAGAAGCCAGTGTCTATCTTACCTCTACTAGGTGTAAGTGTTCCGTCTACGTCAAATATGTAATGTTTCATTGATGTGGATATGCTTTGTTTAAGATAGCCGCCATTTCATCAGGCGCCTTTGATAAATTTTGTAAGTCCCATTCGCCACACCATTTTAGAAAGTTAATGCCTACACCTGCTACTTTCTTAGGTTGACTTGCATCTGCAATAGTCTGAACGAAATCTACTTTTAATTCTGTTGGTTGTGCAGTTAGATTGATAAGTTTCTCGTTACGTTCATAGTCTTCACGTACTGTATGTTCAACACCGTTATGGTCTGTCCACTTTTGTAACATGAAGTTATTCCAATTGAATCCACCTGTTTCTTTGTCTTCAAATGCTTCAACCATTCCTGTTTTGTTACGAGATCCTTTCTTACGCACACCTGGATATGCACTAAAGATATTATCACTTGTATCACCACGAATACATTTCTCAAACAGTAACCACTCAGGGTCTGGAGCAGGGAGAAGTTCTTTAGTCTTTTTGTCTTTCATTGGTGTCATGTTCTTATCATCTTTAAAGAACCCTTCTTTAGTAATGATACGATTTTGTACACCATCATAAATCTTTACATTGTCTTGTATTAGTTGCATGTAATCGCTATCACTTGATACAATAATATGTTCATCATCTGGATGTGATTCAATAAACAAAGCAATCATATCATCTGCTTCTGCTTGTTTATTGTGCAACATAGTTACATTAGTTTTATTATTTAAGAATTCAACCATGCTATCATATGCATCAAACATGATTTGATTTTCTTCTTGTTCACGTACTGACAAAGCCTCACGTGCAATCTTACGATTTGCTTTATAAGGTTCATAAAAGTCTTTACGCCAACTACGTCCTTCTAAACAAAATACTGCATGGTCGGCATTGAACTTGTTATAACACATTTTGACACTACTCATCATAATGTGAAAAGCCATACCGATTTTCATATCGACATTCGCACCACGCATTGCTACGTGTTTTGCTCTATGATACATGTTGAAACTATCAACAAGAATAAATGTAGCCATTAATTGATCCTCTTAGTTATATACAGTATTAGAATAGCACAGGTTGTTCAGTTTGTCAAGAGTATTCGGCAGTATCATCACCGGTTTTTAGTCGTTGAATGATTACACCATCTTTGCTCTTAGTATCAGCAGTTTTTGTTGTACCTTCTTCGTCTTCAAGGCCTTCCATTACAATGTTTTTACATAAGTCATTGAACCAACTATCTACAATAGCATCGTTGTCTTTTCCTTCGTAACCATTGTCTGCAAGATACTCTACAAAGTCTTCGTTAAAGTCAATCTCAAAGAAGCCTGAACCAGGTTTATTCAGTTCAAGTTCCATCTTTAGTACTTTAACCCAAGGTTCACCTTTTAAAGTTGCTACTTTCTTATCATGGTCATTATTTGTAATATGACCGTATTTTAAATCGACACCAGCTAACGCAATATCACGTTCTTTTTCATCTTTTATCAATCTAGCTTGGTCTCTGGCAGTTTCTTCTTCTGACTTAAACCAAGTCTTTGGTTTCATTATATCCATGTTGTTATCCTTTCAATTCAGGCACAGCCTTTAATAATTCGTCAATACCTCCCTCAATATAAATCATATTATTATATCCATTATTTTTGAGATACTTAGTAACTTGTTCTGCCTTAGTGCTATCCTGACATAACATCAAACACACGATATGTGTCGGTGCCATTTCAATTTGGTCAGGTATTTCGTACATTGAAATGTTAAACGTTTGTTTAACTGTACCTGCACTTTGACGTTCCTCTGTATCTCTGATATCTACAAGAATATAATCTTGTTTTTCATACCATTCATCAACGAATTCTTTAACTGTAATACCTAATGCATCATCATTTGTTTTATAAAACATCTGCTAACATCCTTCATTTATTTCAGCTTCTAGTGAATCAGCATCTTCATACTGTACACCGTTCCACCCTACATGTTCCCATGGAACTTTCTTGTCACCAAAGTGACCATAAACACAATTTTCACTGTACTTATAAAAATTAAATAAATCAAATCTATCAATAATACCTTTAGGTGTCAAGTCGATATTATCTCTAATAAACCTTTGAATACTACGATTGTGTCCATTACTATCTACATAAATGCTAGTAGGTTCTTTTACACCAATAGCATATGATAATTGTATCTGACACCAATCTGCCATGTTATCTGCTACTACGTTCTTAGCTAACCAACGTGCCATATAAGCCGCTGACCTATCTACTTTCGTAGGATCTTTTCCACTAAAAGCACCCCCACCGTGAGGAGCAAAACCACCATAGGTATCCACAATAATTTTTCTTCCTGTAAGTCCTGTATCACCGTCAGGCCCACCGATTTCAAATTTTCCTGTAGGGTTGTAATGTTTGACTGTATCATTGTCAACTAAATCTCCTAATACTTCGTGTACAATGTTCGATAGAGGCATTCTGATAGAATGTTCGTATTGAGGACTATGTTGTGACGAGACCACCACTTGGTCTACACGTTTTACCTTGCCACCTTCATATTGTAAACTTACCTGAGACTTTGAGTCAGGTTGTATGTACTCATATCCTTCTTCTACTCTTAAACGTTTCAATGCTTTTAGTAGTTCATGTGCATAATGTATCGGAGCAGGCATCATACTTGATGTTTCATTTGATGCATAACCAAACATAAGTCCTTGGTCACCAGCACCGAAATCATCAGTACCTAATCCAATGTCACCACTCTGTGCATGAATTTCATTATAGATTTTTAGTTTATCCCAATGAAATCCTACTTGTTCATATCCGATTTCTTTAACTTTGTTACGAACAATCTCTTTTATTTCATCATCGCTCACATTAAAGTTTTTTACTTCGCCCGCCAACGTAACATGGTTGGTAGTTACAAGTGTCTCAATGGCTACACGTGTTGTTTCATCACCTGCTTTAAGTCCAGCATCAACTAGTGCATCACTAATTTGGTCTGCTACTTTGTCAGGATGTCCACAACTAACACTTTCGCTTGTAAAAATATAGTTATTCATATTAACTCCTTCTGTCTAGTATCCGGCTTTACGAATACGTTGTTCAATTCCTTCGACTTCATTCTCATAAGTCTTATCTTCCTCATGCCTAGATGCGGTACCATCGTCATGTTGCATATCATATCTAGGTTCCCCAGGCATTCCCGAAAAGGCTGATGTGTAATCTTGGCGTGAACCGCCACCCTTTCTCCATGCAAAGTTCTGCCACATCTTTGATTGTAAGATTATATTCTTCACTTCTACCACCCAAAGGCATAAGGTATACAGGGCATTCAATACCCACTGCACGATACTCTTTGACGGCTCTATCAGCATCATCAACATCTGTACTATCAGAAACAACAAACTTAAAATACATACTAGACCCAGGAACGTTACTGTAATCACTAGCGATATCAGGTTTGATAGCAGTGTCCCAAGGTTCTCCCGAAACTGGGAGTTTTGGAGAGCAACTAAATGTTGTTTTAAATCTTGCCCTAGTTGAGAGATATTCTTTAAACTCTGGGTATAAACTTTGTGTAGTGTTTGTTTCAAATGTAACATTTTTTAAGTCTTGCATCCTTTCGTGTTCAAACAAGTCGATGTACAATCGTTGCCATGCTAACAATGGTTCACCGCCTGTCATAATTAAATGAACGTCTTGTCCGTTATCTTGAACCCATTTACCATTAGGTGTTAAACTTAATAAATGTTCAACAACTTCATCCACAGTTCTTTGCATATTGAATTTTTTAAATTCAGGATAGATACTTGCGTATGTATCACAGCCTGTGTGTATGATTGGTAAATCTTCAAATTCTTTTGTTGTTTCGTGTACTCCTTTATCAATTAAATCTTTTACTTCGTCATTGTAACGATTGCCCATTTTGTGTTTTTCATCACGCATTGGTTCACTTCTATCTAAACCAAAGTTCATGCATCGAAAGTTACAACCAAAAGTACGTAAAAATACACTAGGTACTCCTACATATTTGCCTTCACCTTGTACAGAATAGAATGCTTCTGAATATCTCAGTTTCATTCTATTTGTGCCCTTTCATACTAAGCATTAGATTATAAAACTCTTGCTTAAGATTTGAATCCTCTCTAAATTTGCCTAACATAATTGCCGTAGTCATATCGCTTTCGTGTTCTTTAACACCTCTATGTGTCATACAATGATGTTCTGCTTTAACAACAACTGCAACGTTTGGAGTCTTAGAATACTGTACAAGTTTCTCCGCAATTTGTGTTGTCATTTCTTCTTGAATTTGAGGTCTTTCTGCAATGTGATGAACAAGTCTATTAAACTTAGATAGTCCAATAACTTCTTCTTCTGGAAAGATACCTACCCAACATCTACCTACAATATTTTGAAAGTGATGGGCACAAGTACTACGAATAGTAATTGGACCTGTCGTATACAAGTTGTTATATCCCATATTAGGAAAACTTGTTACTCTTGGTTCTGGTACATAACGCCCACCAAATGTTTCATGTAAAAACATTTTAGCTACACGTTTTGCGGTTTCTTGTGTGTTGTGGTCGTTCTCTGTATCGATAACTAAACTTTCTAATACTTGTTGCATTGAAGTTTGTACTTCGTTTTGAAGTGATTCCATTTCACCCGGTTCGATGAAATCGGCTATATTATCGTTACTATGAAACTTGCCTTTAGCAGATTTGATCCGCTCTCTGATTATTTCGGAAGTCTTTTTCATTTATACTATGTTCCTTATATTTTAGTTGTATACTGTATGGTGGTAAACCCACCCATATACAGTTATTATTATACATGAGTGGGAGTTTAATGTCAATCATTAATTTCGTTATATTTATGCAATTCAGTAACTAAGTCATTTACTGAATAAAAGTTACGTACATTCTCAATTTCTTTATTCATAGATTCGCTCATATCTGAGTTCTTATTCATTAAGATACGAATATGCGTTTTAATCTGTTCTATATTCTCTTTTACTGCATCTAAACTAGTTGTCCATTCACTAGGATATTTAAACGTATCTGACCACATTTCTGTATAAGATAGTCTGTCTGGTACTAATGGTATAGCACCAACTACAAGTCCTTCAAATACAGATATACCCAAAGTCTCTTGTAAGTTGGCACTAAAAACCATTTTCGCCTTACCAAGCATTGTGTGGTATTCTTCCTTAGATAGATTAAGTTCTTGACACTTTACCCAATTATACTCAGGCATTTGCTCTGAGAGATAGTCAAAAACTTCTGGTTGCTTTTCAGGCGCTAACCTGTGAGGAAATAATATCATGTCCTCTTTCGCCATACCTTTATAGTTTGCTAAATCGCTTTCTATATATTCCATAGGCCAACCCACTTGTCGAATAGAGTGAAGGAGTTGCCGGTCGATATCCCTATCGTCCTCAAAAAATGTCTGGGTAAACATGTCAATATGAAATTTAGTTGCAAAGTAGTTATCATCGAAACATTCATACATTGACATTTCAGCATTTCGGACCCATGGTTGGTTCCCTATCAATCTTCCTAGAAAGTCTTGAGGGTCATACGAACCTGCATGCCACATACCCCCAATCCGGATTTTCACCCCAAGTAATTCAGCCATATATTTTAACTGTATTACTGTAGGGTTCCAGGCATCAGCATACAAAAAGTAATCACCATCTTTGATTTTGCCTTCGCAAAACATTTGAGATATTTTTGTTATCTGTGCCGCCTTGTAGATGTTTGTACCACCAAAGTTCAGAAAAGCACCGGGTGTAGTGGCTTCGGGAATGCCTGCCCTAGGGCCGTCTATCACCGTCACATTCAAACCGTTGCTTCCAAGAACTTTTGGGAAATGTGTCTTCCATTGCTTAGTGTAGCGGGATTCAACACTTTCCAAATCTACAAGATATATCATTCAATTTCCTTTAGTAGTTCTTTAAACCATTCTTCTGAACCTTCAGTGCCACAATCACATTCTATAATATTTTTAATACGTGTTGCACCTAGTTCATCTAGTTTACTGTTTATTTTATTACCTGCTCCACAAAAAGTCTGATGTGAACTATCACCTAATGCACAAACAGAATATGTAAGATTTTTAAATTGACTAGTTGAGTTCTCTAACCAATCCCAAAACTCGTCACCATTATGAGGCAAATCACCATCACCTGTAGTTGATGTAACCACAACTGCAAGTTTCATTTCTTGTAGTTTATCAGCAGTTACATCGTTGAGTTCAACTAAGTTGACCTCATGATTTCTTTTCTTAGCAATCACTTCAAAATTATCTGCAACGTCTTCTGCATTACCAGTCATTGAAGCCCATAAAATATTAATTAACATACTACTCCTTTAAGATACTATAAACATTGTATCCCTTAGATTTTAGTTTAGCAGAACCACCTAAGAAAGTCAAGTCCATTATACTTCCTATTCCTATTGTTTCTGCACCCATACGTGTAATCAATGACGTTACTGCTTCCAGTGTTCCACCGGTTGCAATAACATCATCAAGTACTAGAACACGGTCGCCTTCTAACACTGAATCAGTTTGTAGGTGTAGTTCGTCCGTACCGTATTCAAGTTCGTATTCTGTAAAAATTGTTGGTCCTGGTAACTTGCCTTTTTTTCTAGCCATAGCAAATGGCCTATTCATATCTGCACTTAAGTATCCTGCTAAAGGAAACCCACGTGCTTCTAATCCTACGATTCGAGTGTAATTATAAGCTACTTGAGTAGCATACATCCAATCTTTTATAAGTGTCATGCATTTAGATAAACCATCTTGGTGATTAAAAATACTTGCCATGTCTTGATACATGATGCCAGGTTTAGGATGGTCCGGAACTACCCGAACCATTGCTTGTATATCTTCTGCTAGAGAATTTTTATAATCAAGTTCCATATTCAATCAAAGCCCCATTTTCTCCATCTTCGGATACTTCAATTTTAACACTACGACCGGGATACTTATCTGCAATCTTATCAAACAAATCATCACTCATCATTTCACATGACTTGTAATCTAGTTCTAAAGTCTTCTCTGTATATAGTTTCTCTAGCCAACGTTTGAATTGAATAAACTCAATATCCCTGTCATTGTGTGTAACTGTAATTGCTACACGAAAATGAAAGATATGTCTATGAGGATATCCTAGAAAACTAACATCATACTCATCGCCAGTTGCTAACGCAGGGTCATCAAGTGCCGCTGGATACTTGTGTATACCTTCTTTCTGAAATGTAACCCAAATCCATCTTGTTGCATTTTGTTTTTGTTTTTTAATATCATCTTCCATATTAGCCTTTCTACTTTCGTTTAGCATGTAGTTATAGTAACTACCCATTTAACTGTGACCCTAATTCATTTTCTAGGGATACAATTTCTTCTTTTAATTTCAATTTTTCAACCTTTTTGCCTTGAACGTCTTGATACTTATTATAATCTTTTTTAATCTGATTGTCAAGTGCCCTGTGGACCGCTCTGAGTTTTTCAAGTCTGTGTGCTTTCTTTTTAGCGAATGCTCTTTGTCCTGATGCCATTTTGTCCTCCTTAGTTAAAAATGTTGGATTATAGGGGAACAATGCTCCCCTATAAATACTTATCTTATTGTACTACAAAATAGAGTACTGATACTGCCGCAATAGCAAGAGAACCCATATTAAGTTCACTATGTCTACCACTTGCCGCTTTGATTACTACATGAGCAATAAAGCCTAAAGCAATACCATAAGCAATATTAAATGTTAGTGGCATGATAATTGCCGCCAATACTGCTGGTGCATATTCACTTACATCATCCCAATTAATATCTTTAAGATTACGTAAGAAATACGTAGCGATAAAGACTAACGCAGGTGCAGTTGCATATGCTGGAATGCTTTGTGCCAATGGTGCTAACACCAAACACAATGCAAACAAGATTGCTACGACAACCGCAGTTAATCCTGTCTTACCACCTTCTTTAATACCAGCACCACTTTCAATATATGAAGTTGTGTTACTAGTACCTGCTAAAGCACCAATAGTTGTTGCAGTTGAATCTGCTAGAAGGGCTCTGTCGATACCTTCTACTTCTCCCTTCTTATTCACTTTCCCTGTAAGGTTGGCAACACTTGTAAGTGTACCTGCCGTATCAAAGAAATCAACAAATAAGAATGCAAATGCTACACCGATGAAACCGGCTGTTGCAATCAAACTAAAGTCTAATGTAAATGCATGTGCTGGACTTGGAACTGCACCAACTACACCATTAAGGTCAGCGATACCTGTGATCCAAGCAATCACACTTACGGCTAAGATACCAATAATAATTGAACCTGGTACTCCTCGCTTATCTAAGATTGCCATTAATGCAAAACCTAGACCTGCAAGTAATACTGGCCAACTAGAAATGTCTCCTAGTCCAACTAGTGTTGCTGGATTATCAACAACGACACCTGCATTCTTAAGACCGATAATAGCTAAGAACAGACCAATACCTGCTCCTATACCTAGCTTCATGCCTTTCGGGATACTATTAATAATATACCTTCGTGCTGGTGTCATACTCAAACCAAGAAACACAACACCTGCGATAAACACAGCCGCTAATGCTTGTTGATATGTGTAACCCATACCAAAAATAACACCGAATGCAAAGAAGGCATTCAGTCCCATTCCTGGAGCAAGTGCTACAGGCCAATTAGCCCATAGTCCCATGATTAAGGTACCCACTACCGCCGCAATAATTGTAGCGGTGAATACTGCACCAAAATCCATTCCAGTACCTTCGGTTGACAAAATCGCAGGGTTTACGACTGTGATATATGCCATAGTAAGGAATGTCGCAAGACCGGCCATAACTTCCGTTCTGACGGTCGTATTCTTTTTAGATAATCCAAAAAGTTTTTCTAACATAGTTAGTTCCTCCTTTTATCGTTAACCAAATAAGTCTGATACTGTATCAGGTGTTTCGTATTCTTTACGTTTACCTTTTACGGCTTCTACAAATTCATCTGTCTTAACGTTTGCTTCCTCAAACTCCATAAAGTCTGGAGTTGTCGAAATGTTTTGAACACGTGATCCTTCACACTTACGTAAAAATGCTTTAAAATCACTTAACATGTCCATTGGTTTATCTGATACAAAAAGTTCTTCAACAAACTTTGCAAAGTACAATACTGTATCAGGTACAACATCACTTAACACATTAGTTTTACCTAAATTCATGTTGTGAATATCAATCTTGTCACGTAACATTTCATATTCGTGGTCGAATCTACGTAATGCATCTTGCATACCTCGAATATGATACTCCGTATTATGTGCTTGAATTAATATATAGGATAGACTATCCCAACTTGATTTTGCTTCCTTCTTGTTCCTATTCAACATACCTGGTTGCATGTAGTTGATATCACGCATATTAAGTCGTGAACCAATAGCACCTTCATACATCCAAGGTTGATCCGGATTAGAAATATCTTGTCTCCAGTTCAACTTTTTAGTTTTATAAGACCAAGCACCTCCGCTCAAGTCAGGATAATCGTATGCCAAACCTTTAGATGCAGTTATATAGGGAGAGGCCGCATCAAAAGATATTGTGATATTTGGATTAACATGCTCTCTTAGTTGTCTTTGAATGGCTGTTAAGAAACAACCCCATGGGAGAACGCTAATGCCTAGAACGTGTATCCAAACATCGTCACCTGCTAACATGCCATCATCACGCATTGTGATTAATCGCCTTAGCAGAAGTTCTGCATCACCGGCATGGTCACCAGCCATAGCCCAACCTTCAAATGCTCTATCGCCATAGACTTTAGGATCATTGAATTGTTTGACTGCCTGATACCATTTCTCACTAGTATCCCAATTAGCACCATGTAGTGTATTGAGAAACTTAGTTTTACCCGGGATACGGTTATCAATAAAAAATTTGTGATTGAATATTGTTTTCTCTAAACATTCATCAGCAGATTTTAAACCTGTTTTATCACGATACTGTGGAAGATAACCCCACATAGGAATATCAAGTGTCATACTATAATCACAGTATTCTTCTAACCATGTCATAATACCACATCTTGTCTTTTGCCAATCTGCACCATTTTCAAACTGAGACCAGTCAAGTTTCCAAGCACCACTACCAATCTGATAGCCTCCTGAATCTCCTACTAGTACTGTGTTTTCTCTGTTACGATTGACAACCATTCCATCATCGATTTTAGAACCTTCTAAATCAAGATTGGCATGACCTGCCGAATAAAGACCATGAGAATAATGCACATAGCCTTTATCTTTGTCCAGTATATTTAATCCGTCTAAGCCGTGTTCGAAACCTTTTGGAATACGTTCTGGTGGGAACATATCTGTTTTGTCCGCATAATGTTGAGAGATTTTACGAACATAGAAATTCGAAATAGCCGGCAAGAAGATTGCATAACCGGAACTTAGATTATTTCTACCTAAGTCAATCACTTTCTAGTTACCTGATTTAGCTGGTAAGATGTATTCGTAGAGTCCAATGCCACTGTCTACTTGTATCATCATTGCACCTTGGTCTGAAATTTTAACACTCATCGTGCTAGTATCACCAAGTTTCAAGATTGTTAATACAGTTGATAGAGGGAAACTCCAACCAGTGTTTAGTTCACCGTTTACATTCTGTGCGAATGGAAGTTCTACTCTGTCAGTTGAACGGTCACCGATAAAGAATTTCAGTACACCGTCTACTGTCTTAACAGTAAATAGTGGATCATAGGCTCCTAGAATACCTGAAAAGTATTGTAAGTCCTTGATTGCTTTTTGTGTTGGCATAACTTCAACGTCCCATTTAGCACCTTTGAAGTTTGCAGTTTTGATTTGTGCATCTACCAGTTCACTTACGATTACACGATAAGTTGATTCCATTGCACCTGGAATTGAAAACGATAGTTGAGTAGGAACCATTTCACCATTACGTTCTTCATGTCCTACTTCGACACCAGCTTTCACTGTTTTACCTTGATTATCTTCTCCCTCGTAATTAAGATAACCACTTAGTACGCCTAGTCTACCAAGACCAAACTTACCTTTAAACTCTGCTACTGGTGTATGTAGTTTACCCCTTAACACCACTGTTCTATCATCATCCATAGCATCAATCGTTGTACCAGTATCATCTGTAGTGACCTTAGCCGCTTGAATAATACCTAACGAATGCGTATGTTTAACGATATCTTTTAATATATCTTGCATGTTATTAGTTCTCCTTATGGTTTAATATACTATATTAACACTAATCAATACCAATGTCAATACTCTTTTTAACTTTTCCTGCTACTGGATTATCTACCCAATGTATTTGATTAGGAGGCATAAAACCCCATATAAACCAAGCATTCCCAAAAGTAGGTGATCCTTTTCCAGTAAAATCTATCCTATAGTTATACACAAGTGCAGACATTCCCTTGTCCATAAACATCTTCCCTCGCTTCGCACCCTGAAAACTTGTAACAGGAAGTAATAATGCAAAGGGTTTTTCTAAAGAATAGCAGTGTTCTAAAAACTGGTCTTTCTTACTATACGGTGGATTTGTTATAATGCCATCAAAGACATCACTCCGTGTACAATCAAAGAAATCCCTAGAGCCAGAAGGCACAATAGAATAACCGAATTTTCGAAATCCCGACACAATGCTACCACTTCTTTCACTAGTCGCTTCATAATAAGTTTTCTCCTTATCCAAGTATTTGAGTAAAGGCATAACTTGGTCTTCTGGAGTGTAACATTCATCAGAAGACTCATTAGTTGCTCTACGATTTATTAGTTCAGTGTATGACATTACCTTGACATCCTGTTAACATTAACAATCTTTTTTGCTCTTTCTAATACAGGTGCAATAAAGTCTCTTACCATTTCTTCATTGGCAAAGTCATTAAAGTGTGTTTCATCACAAAGTATTTTTTCTTCACCATACTTTTCTGCGTAATAATCGTGTGCATTCTTACCATTAAAATCTACATACAGTGAATCACCCAACATTGATTTAAAGCCTGGATGAACAAAAAAGTCCCAAGACTTATGCCATGTTACAACTTTTATATTCAATAGTTTACATAGTTTGATTGCTTGATATACATCTAACATACCCCAAAATTCTAATGACATATTGCTTACAGCCATTTGTTCTTGTGTTTCTTTCCAATACATAAAAGCCTTCTTAGTTTTTGCAAACCAGTCTTCTTCCATATCTTGCGTTAATGCTCTCATAAATTCATACATAGATGCTGAATCTCTATACACATCATCTTCGATAACAGACATATCACTTACTTCTTCTATTCTTTTATAAGGTTGACTAAGACATTTAAAGTTCAACTGTGACCTATTGTTTACTAACTCCATTAATAAAATATCAATGTCATGTTTTTCTTTTAAGTACACAATCTTATTTAGGTAAAGTTCTGTACCTTTGCTTGAACAAGCAGAATTAAAAAACTTTATATTAGTTGTGTATTGATTTAGCCATTCTTCGAAAGGCAATGCTAAATTGTTTTCTTTAGTTTCATAATTATGATGTCTGCCTACACTATAACTAGACCCGACTATTCCTACTTTACACATTTAAAACTCAAATAGATTTGTAAATTGTTCAGATGCATCAGCATCACTTAGGTCCCACTTAAGAACACCAATAAGATTATCTAGTTTCTTATCAATGATTGTTGCTTCCATTAACTCATCATCAAAAGGAAGTTCTTGAAACCATTCAGGGATACGTTTTTCATCGATTGGATATGCAACACTTGTCATTTTTAACGCATTAGGTTTTAGTTTACATACAATAGTTTTCATACCATCAACAATCTCAATAGAGTATTTGTCTGCATGAAGTTCACGTAATGTATTCCAATTCAAAGCCGCACTGACATGACCTGGCAAATGAATTTTATCTTTCTTATTATCTTCGCCTTCTAGTTTGAAATCTTTGCCTTGTTGCTTTGCAATCTTTTTTACTTTATTTCTATACATAGTAAGATTGTTAACACGTTTAGGAGTACCCTTTTCCCAACCAGGCTTTGCTCTGAATTCTTTTTTAAACTCTTTAACCATTTCGATTACGTCTTGTTCCGTTCCGTCTGTTAAAATTTTAACAAGAACATCACTCAAAAAGTTCTGCATATAATCAGGAGTATCACTACGTTTCAAGTCGAGACCCATAGCTTTTACTTTACCAGGTTTACCATCTACGTCTTTTCTTACACCCTCATCATCAAAAATAAGCATTGCATAACGTTTCTTCTTAATAAAGATACCCATACTTGCACAGTTCTCTCGACCTGCCGCAATAATTTCACCTTGCTTACGTGGAGAATTAAAGAAGTCTTTCATAAAGTCAGGGAAACTTGCATTGACTTGATTTGCAATCTCATCATACAGTTCAATAACTTTTTCTCTAGTCCATTCAATCTTACCTTCATCAATGTCTTCCTTGTAAACAGGATACATAGAATAATAGATACTATCTGTATCGCCATAGATGATGGACTCGCCTTTGTAGTCATAAGTACCAGCAATTACTTCATTAGTTTTAGCACCCATATGTCTTGTGATACAACGACCAGATAGAGTTGTACTCTGACCAATACGTTTATCATAGAAACGACACCCTGGATTTAGAATCGCACCATACAAACTATTCAAGTTAATCTTTTTAACTAGTTGTCGTTTATCCCAGAACGCAATCTTTTCTTTATCACCTTCTTCAATAGCTTTCTTCTTGTTCGTTTGTAGTATCTTACGTTCAGCATACCAACGTTCTAATAAACTAGGAATGATACCTTGTACGTCTTGTTTAAGAACAGTGCCATTGGCAGTAATAGCCCATTGCAAGTCGCTATGAAATACTAAGTTATGTATCTCTGCACCAGTCATGTCTGCTACTTCGCCTGACTCTAATTTAAGATTAATCTTTTCTGTCTTATCTTTTTCATTGACTAGTCTGAATTCTTCTGCACTAAACGTATCTTCCCAAGCCTGAGCCGCACCGAAACCTTTACTACCATTTCGTCTACCATGTGCAATTCTATCACCAATCATCTTCTCTGTTAGAGTTGGCTCAAGTTGTGCAACAATAGTTTCTGGAGACATATTCAATGCACGAATGATTGAAGGATAAAGTGAATTGATATCAATACCTGATACCCATCGTTGAATACCTGTCTTTGGATTTGCCACAAAAGCACCTGCGGCTTTTTGTTTCTCTGCTTCTTCTAGTTCTGCATCAGTTGGTTCGATATCATCTTCTCCCCAATCTTTAGCTTTTCTATCAGGCACGACCATATCTCTACGATGTGCCTCATTAATAATCGCTTGTTCTGTAACTGCAACTGCACCCATAGTTGTTTTGATATTAACTGTGTTGTCATGTGCAATCTCATTTGCTAAGTCAATGAATTGTAATTTTTTATCTAAGTTGCCTAGTAGTGCAACGTCTTGTCTGTTATATTCAATGTACTTGTAAAAATCTCTGTTGTATAATTGGTCAAGAGTTCCATCATATGGAACTTTGTTTTCACCAAGTTCATACTCACCAATAGCATCAAGTGAATATGAATGCATTTCATGATATGTATACTTACGATAAAGTTCAAGATAGTCTAAGTGAATACGACCTGACAAGTCATATGTGATTTGTTCTCTACCATACTTAACTACCCGTCTTTCGTGTGGAAGTAAATCCCACAAACAAAGTTTACGTGTATGTGATTTACTCATCATACGAGTAATACGTCTAACTGTATATGGGATATCAAAACCTTCTGAGTTCCAACCAGATACAACATCTGCATCATCAATTAATGCAATGAAGTCATTTAACATATCTACTTCGTCAAGATATAAAAATGTATCATCGAATTGTTTACAGATTCGTTCTGCTTCCTCTAGACCTTCTCCTTCTTGCATATGCTTAGGAGGGATAGCAAACGTAACTAGTTTATCTAACCACTGTAGATAAACAGTAATTGCAGTGATAGGCATAAAGGGATCCTCTGGAGGAGCAAATCCCTTATCTGCATCAAAGTCTACCTCGATATCAAAAAACGCAACATGTAGCTTTGGAGAATCTACACCGTTGTAGTTCTCACTTAAACATCTTACTTCTGGTTTGATATCGCTTTCGTATAGTGATTTACCTGAGTTTATTCTTCGCTCTTTGTGTAAATCTTTTAATCGTTTGCATTTAATCTCACGTACTTTGTCACCATGAATACTAGTGTGTTGTCCTCTAGGATCTTTGACATAAAATGTACGCCATGCAGGGAAGTCGTTATAGACACGTTTTCCATTGACACGTTCTATGACTTGAACAATGTCTTTATCTCTGTTGTAATAGGCGTCTACATAACTCATTTATAGGGTACGTCCTACAGTCTCTAACACTTCCTCAACATCAGCAAAGTCTTGTTTTGCTTCTGTTAGTTTTGCCTTATGTGCTAGGCTAATCGCTTTATTTAGAACACCTGGTTTGATATCAAACTCATCAGCGATTGCTTTAACTGTATCACGTAGACCACCTTTTAGGTCGTCAACTTCTTGTAGTACTGAGCATCCCTCATCTACTAATTGCTTTAACTTAGCTTTGTCTTCTGTACTTAATGTATCTATTGACATATAGTCACCTCCTTAGGTTAAAAAAGAGTGTCCCATTTCTGAAACACTCTTTAATAATACATTAAGTGACTACGAAAGTCAATAGTTATTTTGAAATTATTCTTTATTTCCGCCTGTCATTGCACTGACAAACTTTGCACCTGGACTTGCCTTAATCGCTTTTTTGATAACTTTTCCACCAATGGCTCTTGCCGCCGCACCCGCTAATGGGGCTAATGGAGCCAATTCATTTACTTTCTGTGCAAGTGCATCAATCTTTACAAAGTCTGAGTCAGTTAGGTCTGACATTTTCTTTGGATTAGATTTTAGTTTGATGTTCTTACCACCAACTGAGATAGAGTCACCAGCTTTCTTACCTTGCTTAGCCGCTTTATCTAGTTCTTTGTAGAATTCATTGTACTCTGACATTGCAATTCTAGCCGAATTGTTAACAATTCTGTCTGCTACATCGTCTGCATTGAATACTTTTACTTTAGACTTTTTGATTTGTCCACCAGTTAAATCTGATGCCTTATTTTGTATACCAGCACCAACGGCTTTTGCTACTTTACCGATAATTCCACCAGCCGCTTGAGCAGGACCAGATTTACCTATAGCTTTTGCAGTATCAATACCTTTCTTAGCCATGTCAGCGCCTTGTTTAACTTTACCAGCTACTTGACCTACTTTCTTTGCTACGTTCATAGCAGTATCTAGTTTGCCTTCTTTCATAGAACCTAAGGCAAAGTCTGCAATCTTAAGCATACCAGCTTTAGTTTTTAGCATGTTGTCAATTTTTTCTCTGTTAGCATCGTTTACTTTATCATAAACTTGTGTAACAGCCGATGCAGTAAATAAATCTACTTTCATCTGACCATCATCAAATTTAACAGGCATGTTTTGTTTGTCTGCTACAATTTTCTTTAGAGTATCCATTGCACCTTCTTCAATCATTGCTGATTCTTCTACTGCCAAATTTGCATCGATACCAGCAGTTGATTTCATTCCCCAATGTTCAGCCGCCTTTTTAGCCGCTCCGTATGAAGAAGTCGCATGACATTCGTGTTTGCCTTTATCAGCATGTACACAAATGTATGGTTTTTCATCTGCTTCTGAAACTGATTCATTTGCATGACCAAGTTCTTCCATTCTCTTAGCAACCATAGGTCTAACATCTTTGTTACCTTCGTCTTGTGCAACGTACATATCATCTAATAGTTCATCATCAAAAACAAATCCCATAATCATGTCACTTGTTTCTTCACTCGCTGGACGAGGTTTAGACATAAACTCATTATATTTTGCAACAGCCTCAGAATATTCTTCTTCTGGTTGACCATCATATTTCATTAAGCCACCAATCATAGTGCCTTCTTTAATACCCATTGCTTTTGCTTGGTCTTCAAGTTCTGCTTTTCTACGCATTAATTCTTTTTTAAGTTCTTCGTTTTTACTTGTGTCAGGGTCCATCTGAATATCTTGTAATGCTTTACGTTTAGCCATATAATCTTCTTTATTTTTAAGAGCAGTTGAAGATTCTTCGATACTTTCTTCTGTATCATCAGGCTTATTCGCCATTACCGCATCATAGTCTGCCATTTCTTCATCGTTTGGCATTTCTTCTGCATCTGGTGTTTCCATATCCATACCTGGTTGTTCTGGAGCCACATCCATATCTGGTTGTTCTGGAGACATGTCCATATCACTTGGTGCTTCAGGATCCATTGCTGGAACTTCAGGAGCCATTGCAGGAAGACTTTCACCACCACCTAAATCTAGTGTGTGCATTCTAGCCGCTAGACTATCTGACATACGTTCATATGCTTCGTATGATTTATTATGTTGGCTTGAAAATGTCTGTGCAATATCATGTATTGCATCACGGGCATTCTTGCCACCTTCTAATTCTGTTTTGAGTTGTTCCGTACCACGGTTTAAGTAATCTTCAAACTCATCGTTATTGATTACAAAACTCTCGGTTAATTGTGTAAGTTTCATTATTTTGCTCTCTTAATCATTGGACTCTTGACAGGCTTATTATAAACTAAGTTACCTACATCGGCAGAAAAACCCATCTTATAGTTCTCTTGTTTCTTTTTATTCTTAGGTGTTAGATACCCAAAAGGATCTACTGCCTTTCTGGCATCTTTAGCCTTCGTTCCCGGTGTCATTGGAAATGCCACACTAGCGAAACTACCACTAAAATTTTCACCTAATAATTCGTTTATTTTCATAATACTATTTATCAAATTAATTAATTATTTTAAATTTACTAGTTCATTGAAGTGAGGGAAATGCTCTGAATATGAGATTTTTCTTCTATCCTCTAGCATTTTAAACTGTTTTTGAGCAAGTAACTTAGTCTTTTCTGGTACTTCACTCGCTACTAAGTCTTTCATTGTATTCATTAATCCAATATATCTTTGTTTCTTATAAAAATTACCAGACATATTCTTAAAATACTCTATTTGTTCTTGTACTGTATCTGCATGATGAGGCTCTAATGAATCTATCGCTAAATGCTCTGGATTATCTACCCAATTTTGATGCATTAATATTGTCTTATCATAATCATATTTGTTTATCTTGTCATTAAGATATACTAAGAAGTCTTTAAAATAAGGAAGACTTAAACTGTTATGGGCACAACCAAATCCCAATACTAAATTATCTATTTCTTTTGATTTCTCAAAGAATAAATCTAAATTCTCGTCCCATTTAGCAAAGTCTAATCCCCACCTAATTAACTCACTCTGTCTATGTAATGCTTCACCCGATAGTTGCATTTCATAACGTATATTTGGTGTTCGATTTACTAGTTCAATAAATTTATCAAATTTCTTTTTAGGAAAGTTTAAATTAGTTGTAACTGTAATTACTACTATCTGTCCTTCCCTATGTGTGTCGTTAATATTCATCATAAAGTTTTCAATAAATCTAAACATATGGTCAGTAAAGAATGGCTCACCACCTAGCAAACTAAAATTAACATGACCTTGACCTACAAGTTTCTTATCCCAATATCCGTTTAATATCTCTAGTGTCTTATCAAACATTGCATCATCTGTATCTGGAAATCTTTGACCTAATTCTTTCTGCCAACGAGTACTAGAACCTCCCCAACAATAAACACATGCCATATTACATTTGTTTGTTAGTTCTATTTCAATGAATTTAAAGTTATCATGTTCCATCATATCTCTATGGAACTGTTTTGCTAAATTAGGGTGATTACCTGCTTTTTGATATTGTCTTTTTAAACGATAATCAAAATTCTTATTATATTCAGTTCTTACACTACTGCCACCAGCATCTTCTGTTCGCCAACAACCTACGCAATCAGGACTACGTGTACCTCCACTTAAGTCGTACTTTCTTTTTTGAAGTATAGGGTGATTGAATAAGAAATCTTCTGTAAGTGTATTGTAATCAAACGTAAGTTCTTCCATTTGTTTGTTAGTGTATTGAGTTTTACAACACCACTTAACAGTTCTTTGAGGTAAGGATATAATAATGTCGTTCCAGTTTTTGAAACACATCGTATTATATAAATTATGAAGATTTGGATTTATTTCATTCATTTTTTCTTTGTACGCAGTAGCTTCTTAGGTTTCCCATCTTTATCTACATCATTACCAAACTTTTTAGCTTGTTTAGTAATTTCGTTGGGACCTACGTCAACTGTGGTATTTATGCCAGGTATAACTCTACCTACGCCAGCCGCTTCTTTAACATCTTTTATACTGAATACTTTCTTAATTGCTTGTACTGTATTTGCAGTAGTTGTTGTGTGATGTTTAATTGCGATACCACCAGCTGATTGCCATGCATCGACATTCTTACCAAAATCATCAATTAACAAGTTCGGACTACCGTCTTGTTTCTTTGCATATTTTGATTTATTATGGTCAATGATAACTTGCTCTGGTTTAAAGAAGTTTAAATGTTTTCTCACCCACTCTCTTTTGCCAGGATCTACGTTAGGATCATTTGCTAGAGGGGAACTCAATATTTTGTATTTGCCTTTTACAGCCTTAATTGTTTGTAGCAAATCTTTGTAACCTGCTAATGTTGGCAAGTCTTCCCAGAAGTTTGGAGTACTAACAATCTTCTTTAATGCTTTGCCTATATCTTTCTTTGGTATATCTCTGTATGACTTAACGCCAACTAGTCTAGCCCATTCATTGAAGAAATCAACTAACACACCGTCCATATCAACATATACATCTGGTGTAGATGTCTCTGCTTCTGTTGTCGTTGTTGGCTTTGTACTTTTCTTATTCTTAAAACTATCGTACTTATTTTTTGCCCAATTATATGCCGCACCTGTTGATGTAACTCCACCTGCTATCTTAGGTGCAGGGTCATTTCTCAGAAACTTCGCTACATGAGGTGCCGCCATTCTGGCGCCATGTGCTATTGCTTGTCCAACAGGAACTATCCATTCATCTGTCTTATCTTTATCTAAACCTTTTTCTATTGCTCCCATGTAATCAGGTATCTTTGTCTTAACCCATGGGCCTCTGTGCATAAATCTTGCACTCATCATAACATTTACACCACGTAATTCTTCTGGATCAAATATCATTACTTGATATTGTCTCTTTTCATTATCAACACCTACTACTTCTACATTCATTTCATCATACTTCTTACCTTTGTAAGTAATACCATGTCCTGTCATAAATCTAGCAACCGCTTCGAATAGTGCATTTTCTCTAACTGGAACTTTGCTTAGTAGTTGTTCTTTGCTTAGTTTATAGTTAGATTTCATCCACTCATCTTTTAAATCAGCAATCATCTTACCAAGATTAGGACCAGCTACATAACCTCTTGCTAGTAAGTCTTTACCATTGATTGGGAAGTCTGGTTGTTCAAATCCGTGTACTGCATCATATACATCATTCTTACCATGCATGTTTGCCCATGCAAGTAAATGGTCTTGTGATGCACCATTGATAATCATATCTTGTGCTTGTTTTGAATTTATGTTTTCACCTTTGTGCTTGATTAAGAAGTCAAACATTTCTCTATCGTAATTGCTCATCTTCCAATCTCTTGCAATACCACTACTGTCTAGCATTCTTGCAAGTGCAATAATAGGTCCTGTAGGCTCACCTAGTTTAGCTGGATTGATACCTTCAAGTCCAATCTTACTTGATACGCCTGTCTTGTTCATCCACTCAAGTGCTTCTTTGGCACTTGAACCCATTAACAATTTGCCCATTTCTTGCCAAATTCTTTCAACAGATAAACCTGTCATACCGTCTGCATTATCTTTGATTGCATTTAATGTAGTATCGTCCCACTTTGGACTATCTAACTTAGATTGAAATCTAAAGTATCTTAAGATACGCAAATAATCTTCTTTAATTCTTTCTTCTGGATCCCCTACGAACCTACTTACTTTATCTTGTAAATCGTCCATACCACCATTGTAATCATGTACTGTACCGTCCATGTCCATTGACATTGCGTTATATGTTAAATCTCTACGTTTAGCATCTTCTTCCCATGAACGTACAAATTCTACATCAGCATGTCTACCATCTGTATTTGTATCTGCACGTAAAGTTGTTATTTCAAAATCTTCTCCATCAATAACCGCAGTTATTGTACCATGTTCTATACCTGTAGGAATATGTCTTATGCCTTCTTTATCAAGCATAGCAATCATTTCATCTGGTGTAGCATCTGTGGCAAAGTCAATATCTTTTGGCTCTTTACCTAATGCGATATCTCTTACTGCACCACCAACAATTCTTACTTCGTGTTTATTCTTTTTAAATACTTTATCTAGTTTACGAATAGCAGGAGTAATAATAGATTTAACATTTAGTGCTTCTTCGTTTAAAGACTCTTTAACTGAGTTTTCAAACATTGCGTTACCAAACATATCAAGGTATTCTTTTTCAAGTTCACGATAGTTTATTTTGTTGTTTGTTTGCATTGCTAACATTTGTGCATAATAGGCAAGTGAATGTCTTAACTTACCATTAGTTTCTTTATACTTTCTTGTAAGTATCTTATGCATCATCTGTGCCATATTCATATATGCTTTTTTATTAATTACATGACTCATCTTACGAGAAAGTAAACCGAAAGGTGTTTCTTCTTTTATGCCATGCTTTTTTCTAAATGCTTTTAAATCATCTTCTGCATCTTTACTTCTTTTCTTAGATGCCTCAGCATCTTTAACATTATCTGAATGCATCTTATCTACATCGATGCCTTTTCTTTTTAATTGCTTGTTAAAGTTTGCTCTGCCAAACGCCTCACCTACTACTGATTTTAATTCATCAGGTAATAATGCGATAGCTTGTTTTCTTAAATTCTGATTACCCTTTGTCATAACTCTTAGCAAATCTGCCTTTTCAGCATGATACACTTTAGCAAACTTAGGGTCATTTTTACCTATGTCTCTGCCATTGCTTATCAAGTCTGCATACTTAACTGTTTGTGCTTCTGCACTAACACCTGCTAGTTTATCTCTATCGATTGCTTTACGTGTTTTTCTATTACCGTCTTCTGGTTTACTTACATCAGTAAGTTCAACAACTAGTTTAGCAATCTTAGGACCAAATTCTCTTGTTACATCTACTGGTGTAACACTTGTATCTTCAACTGTATCATGTAATAAAGCGGCCGCTTGTTGTTCTACAGTACCGCCTGCTTGTTTTACTATGTTTCTAACTTCATCTAAATGGACATAATAAGGATCACCAGTGTACTTTCTCTGATGGTCTTTGTGTGCCTCTTGTGCAAACTTCTCTGCTTTTTGAATCACGTCCATTGACTCTTCCTCTTCTGTGTAGATATCTTTGAAGTATACACTAGGAAATTTTAAAGTCAAGGATAAAAGTTCATGCACATCAACATTTGCACGTAAAATACTTACGTTTCTATTTGAGTTTAAAGCGGCTAACCATCTATGATGACCATCTATAATCCAATCGTCACTACTTGCTAGTAGAGGTTTTGGGTTCTGTCCATCATTTTCTCTATTCTTGTTTAATTGTCTTTCAACGCCTTGGTCTGAAAATTCTGATTGTACTGGTTTTAAATCTTTTGCATGTACTACTTGTGGTCTTAATGTGACACCATTCTTTTTAAGATAAGATTTATATGCATCATAATCTGTAGATTTCACTTGAGGCATTTTGTCTCTAGTGATACCCATAGTATCTTCTGGTTTGGGCTTTTCTATTTTAAATTCGTGCAATCGCATTTAAAACAATCCTAATTATGCAACATTTCTATCTAAGCTGGCCATATTTGCGCCTGCATTTTTGCCAAAGTCAGGCTTTTTTAATTGCATTTGTTTTACAATTTTCATGAAACCTTCTTTAGTTCTTAGATATTGTTTAATCATTTCTTTTTGTTCTGGTCTTGCTATATCATGATACGCCATTGTAAATCTTTTTGCAAGTTCAGGTGTAACTTTAATGTCTCCACCATCTTTAAACTTAATTGGGAAAGGCATATTGTCATTACGTGCGGCTAAGTTATCTAATACTCTTAAAGGATCAGATTGTTTAACAGGCTTACCTTTTTCATATTCTACGATTAAATAAAAATCATCTTCTGAAACTTCATCTTCTGACATACCATCACCTACTGCTGGTTGTTTCTTAGCAAGTTTCTTATTACCATAACCACCTAAACTAGATAGAGGTTTATTGCTACTGATTTTGTATTCACCTAAGTCTGTCTGCATATCAACTAGAGTAGCGGCCATATCACCCATTGCTAGAGATACTTTGTCGCCTCTTTTGTATAAGAAAAATTTAACGCCTGCTGGAATACCTTCTGCACTGATTTGTTGCATTGAAAATTTTGATAGATTATATTTCTCTGACTTAGTACGTCTACCCATTTTAAATGGCTTATACTTCTCACCACGTTTAAATGCTGAGTCATACCAAAGATGTACAGTATCACCTGCTTTTAGTTCATTGAACACTGCAAGTTTTTCTTCATCAGAAATTCTTCTCATTGGTTTAGGTGTTTCATCTTCTTTAACAGTACCTTCTTTATCTCCCACTTTTTTACCAGGAGCATTATAAACTGTTCCACCTTTTTGTTTTTGCATACTTCTCATTTTTTCTTTTGAGCCTTTAGCAACATACTCACCATCAATAACAAGTCCGTACATTGTAGATTTTGGTATTGGCATTTCTTCTACTTTTGTTTCTTTTACATACCCTTTTGATTTTAATTGTTTCTCAAAACTTTCTAAGTCTTTTGCATTCTTAAAAGTACTCATGTCATAGAAACGAGAACCATCTTTATGTGTTTTCTCTCCATCATGAAAGTTTACAACATACTTTGCTTTGCCTACATTTGACATAGTATTATATGTTTTAGACTCTACAGGAAATTCTTTATTAGATGTTTTAAAATTCTTTTTACGCATAACAGTTTTAGCAACTAAGTCTAATTCTTCGTTGTCTCTGTCCCACTTCAATACAAAAGGAATATTGATATCGCTTTCTAAGTCTTTCATTACTGCCTCAGCATCAGGGCCCATTTGTGCAATAGGTTTGCCCCAACGTCTGTATTCTTTTCTAAACATGTTTACTAATTCTGACATTGTAATTGGATTACCATTACGGTCATCATTTGCTCTATCAATAAAATGCCTAGTAAATTCTACATCGATATTAAGACTAGCGAATAATTTGTCTAGTGCTTTCTCTAAAGCATTTAACTGAGCATTAGTTATCGGTTGTTCTACTTCATCTAATCTCATTTTATTTTTCCTTGTGTGTTTTTCAAAACTTTTATTTCTTTTTGCAATACTTCTATCGCTTTTGTTAGTTTTGATAATTCTTGTTCGTGTTTGAAGTCGGTCTTATCACCGTCTCTTTCGTTCTTTTCTACATCTGCTAGTAAGGCTGATAACACATTGTCTGCTTGTGGATATTTAGTTTTTAAATGAACCAATGCTCTTGCAGTTTTTGGGTCGAACCCTTTTAGTAAATCTGCATCATCTTCCTTTTCATCCATTTTAGATAGTTTGGCCGCTATAGCCATCTGTCTACGTTTTGCTTTGCTCTTACCCTTAAATTGGGGAGCATCACTTTTGTAGAAATCTTTTACTACATCACCCATTGGTGTTCTCTTAGTAATCTTTTCTTCAACATCGTGTGTAAGTTGGGCTTCCATTATCGCTTCGTATAATGATGGCTCTTCCCAATTTTCACTTGTAATACCGCTTTGTAATTTGTTTTGAAACAACTGCATTACGTCTTTTGGAATATTAGGATTGCCATATAAATCTTGTAAAATCTGTTCTAATTGTGACTCGTCTGCTTTAGCAATCATGTCACGAATTTGTGTAGCACTATTGATTGCTTTTCCTCTAAGTGTAAACTTAAATGTAGGAACTGTAGTAATATATGAATGGTCACGTAATGGTTTTGCATTCTTCATACCTGGCCATTTCTGCATGTGAGCAGGTTGACCTTTCTTAGCACCTCTAGTTAATAGAGCCATACCAACGTCTGGAAAGTTAAATCTAGGGTCTTCTGCCATATCTTTCTCTGATACTGCATAAACTATTACTGTTTTATCTGGGTCAAATCTATCTGTAATCTCTGTAGCAACATAAGGAACTTTACACTGAACGATAGAATTAGGGTCTACTCCAGCTAATTGCATCATCTTTTTCTTCTCTTGGAATGTAAAAGGTGACTTATGATTATCTGTTTTATCAGAAGATGCTATAAACACCTGTGCGCCTTTGTATTTTTGCTTTAGATACTTGAATACTTTCCCGTGCCCAATGTGAAATGGGTGAAATCTTCCTGGATAAATCACAACAAGATTAGTATTTTCGTTCTCAAATAAGTCGTATAGTCTCATGTTTTGTTCCTATAATTAACTGCTATGTGTATTTATCTTTAAATTAAAAAAAAGACCCACACGGAGTGGGCCAAGTTGTGCTTGAAAGGAATCAAAACAAGCTATTAAAAGAATTCAGTAACTTTCAGAGTTGGATTAAAGAAATAGTATATATTCGCTGAAATCATAAGACCTGTAAGTAATAGGCCAAAGATAGTACTTTTAGTAAATTTTATGTTATTTGGATGTTGCATATCGCCTCCTAGTCTAAATCACACTGCCAATAAGTGCCGTCAAACCAAGCACGTAGACCACCTAACGGATAATCTTTATGCTCAAAGAATATAAAAGGACGACCCTTTGCATCTATTTTCTGTTCTATGATACTAGCCTCGTCCATTGGTATTAGACGTTCTTCACCAGTATCGCTATAATAAGCACTATTAAAAATTCTAATCATTATGCGGCCTCGTTTATATATTTTTCTGACATAGCACGAATGCAAATTTTATAGTTCTCTTGTGTAGGCTTCATACCGTTTTGCTTACACAATTTCTTTGCTTGAGGAGTCATAAAACCTTTTGCCTCTAGCATGTCTAATGGTGACTTACCAGCTTTGTAACCTTCAGCAAATTCTTCAACTGTGAAGTTTTTAACTAGGAAGTTCTTAAAAGCACCTTGAAAAAATACGTACTTGAAACGAGCAATGAATAGTTCTACTGGCATTCCAATACGTGAAGGATGAATTTTATCTTTGCCATAAACTTCTTCATATGAAGGCTGACCTTCATATGTACCGTGATACATTAAGTATCCACCGTGATAATGAAATTTTTCTTTGTCAAACTGTGTCATAATGATTCTCTCCTTCTCTTGATTACTTAACTAATATAGCACGATTCGTGATATTGTCAAGTTTTAGTCGAAAAAATTACCTTCTACCCACTTATATCCTGTCGTGCCTTCTTCGAACCAAGCACCGTCTTTTGAAACAGGATTAGACCAAAGCAATTCTTTATTTGCTTTCTCCATAACATCAAGACCTTTCTCTGCTTTTGCTTTGAAAGTCTTACCATATGCTTTAAACGTAAATGTAATCATTATATCTCCTATATTAAACTAGACTTGTACGGGTATCGCCTTCAATTTTAAGGACGCATTCGCCTGTACTAAGGTTATCAACATTACCAACAAACTTACCAATAAGATGTTCATATTCTGTTCCTTCCTGGAATCCACCAACGATATAACCACGTTTCATATACCAATCGCCTTTGCTATTCTTACGAATAACATTATCAAGGTATAATGTTTCCCAACCTTTTGGGTCGTACTCTTTTTGTGATTTTACAAATTCTGACTCAAAGTTACCATCAACTTGATAACAATCAAAGAAGTTTTCTTCGTATGCATTGTTTGAAGATGTAACTAAATCTATAACAGATGAAGCCTCATCATAACTGCTGGCTTCGACAACATAGGTGCTACCACCTTTGTTCTTCCAATAAGAACTCTCACCGTCCCAATCTGAATTATGAGCGGCATAGTTTTCACGGATAGCAGTTTCGATAACATATTTGTTCATAACTTTCTCCTTCATCATGTATATAATATAACACGATTCGGAGATATGTCAAGTTTTTAGGTATGATTTATTTGTTCAAAATAGTGCTAAAAGGCTTGCTATTTTTCTCTCTTTTTATGTCTTTTACAGAACCCATGTTTATTAGTACTGTATCTCTGAAATGTTTGCGTTTATTTGCATATGAATGGTGACTAGATGTAGATGGAACAAATGACATTGCTCTATTTTCTTTCCATTCTACGTTTCCAACAATTCTTGCTTTTGGATCACTACTTTCGTGGAATACTGTACCTTGATTGAACTTACCAACATATAATACTGTTGATAATCGTTTCCAAGGAGAATCATTATGATTCTTATATTCAGCATGTGGATACTGTCTATTTGCCCATATGATATAATCATTAGGTGTCATTTCTTTTGCTGATGCATTTGGTACTTGTTCAAGTAAAGTATTACGTATCTTTTCTAACTCATTACCAAAATGTTTTCTTATTTCATCTGTTTCTGGTAGCCCAGATAAACCACCTGGGTAAGTTTCCATGTTTGTCTTAATTCTATCGTATAACTCTTGAGGTAAAAAGTTATCTATAATTGCATGGGGGAACGGGTTCTCATAATACTTTATATACATTATCTGTGGTACTTTCTTTTAAAATCTTCTATTGCGGATTTAATCGCATCTTCGGCTAAAACACTGCAATGTATTTTTACTGGAGGTAAAGATAACTCATCTACTATGTCCATGTTTTTAATTTCTTGAGCCTCTTTCAATGTCTTACCCTTAACCATTTCAGTTACTAAACTTGAACTTGCTATTGCACTTCCGCAACCATAAGTTTTAAATTTAGCATCTTTTATAACTCCGTCTTCAACTTGTATCTGTAAACGCATTACGTCACCACATGCCGGCGCTCCTACCATCCCAGTTCCAACTTTATCTACACTGGGATCGAAACGACCTACATTACGTGGATTGTTATAATGGTCCATTACTTTTTTACTGTATGCCATATCTTTTATGTGTAGTGATAATATAGTATTTATATGGAAATGCTCCCCTATTTCTAGGAGAGCATCATTTCTTTATTTGATTGTTGGTCTAATATATGTTAGTGCAATAAAGATTACACCAGATACAATTAAACCAGGAACGATTGGTTCAACAAAGTTATACACACCAATATCATATGTGATACCAGTGAACAACTTTGATTCTTTGAAGTGTACGAATAGTACCCAACCGATACTTGTTACTGCACCACCAATAAAACTTGCAAGTGCATGACGACCATTAGATAGTCCTCTTGCCATTCCAATGACTAGTGGTAACATACTTGCACCAATAATACCAAAGTATAATGCAGTAGCACGTGCAATAATTGCCATTTGCCCATTGAATTGAATTGTCATCCAAAGTGCTAGTAAAATAACTGCAACCATCGAACCATATGCTACTTTAAGACTTGGTGTCTTTGTAGATATAATATCATTGGCTATTGTTGTTGATAACAAATGCATCAAACTATTAAGAGTTGTAAACGCCGCCGCCAAAATAGTTAAGAATAAAGCACTAGAAACCCATGCTGGGAACCCTGTCTTAATCCAATAAGGAACAATACTAGCAGTTCCTCCAGCCGCTTGTGCAACTGTCATACCTTCTGTAGCAAACGTATATGAGTTGGCAGAGATTGCCGCTAACATAAACGTTATGATTGCTAGACCTGGGATAATAACACCCCAATTTGCAATAGTTTTAAAACTCTTTTCATCTTTAGCCATCATCCAACGTGTTTGTAGTTGAGGCAAAGTGATAAGTCCTACTGGAATAGTGAATACTAATAATGTAGTAATCATTAACCAGCCTCTAGACCAAAACTCTGGCCAGCTAGTAAATCCTGTAAAACTAAGTTTACGCAATCCATCATCTTCTGGTACTAGTAACCATGCATCTGATAAGTTATCCCAAAAACCGGGAGCCTGCATATGCACGAATACTGTGATTGCTAATACGACAAGTGACCCTGCAATGACAATGACACCTTGTACCATATCATTTTTAAGTACAGAACTCATTCCACCGTATGCGATAGTTCCAAAAACTAGAATACTAAAACCAACTACTGCTAAAGTAAAGTCAATTCCTGTAAATGCAGTAATAAATTTACCGACACCTATAAGAACTGCAACACAATAGAATGGAATTAATCCCACAGTAATGAGTGCTAGTAATTTTGAAATCATTGGTGTGTTATAATGTTTACCAATCATTTCAATATACGTTTTGGCTTTAATTTTCTTGTTAGCTTTGTATACCTTTGGACCTATATAAACAGTCGCAAGATATATAAGACCAACAAATGGAATAATCATTGTGAGTGGAATAGAAAATCCAATCCAACCAGCTAGACCTCCAAAGCCTATGATAGCAGACGTTGAAATTAACGTTGCTCCATAAGAAAGCCCAAGGTTCATATTGCTATCTGATGTTGTCAGAAAGTAATTATCCCCTTTAGACTTGTAGGCTACAAATCCTACGGCTACAATGAATAGTAGCATTAATGTTATGTTCATAAATTGTCCTCCTTAGACATTTCTTATATTTTTTGGCGGGAGTGAAGGGACTCGAACCCTCGGCCTCTTGCGTGACAGGCAAGCGTTCTAACCAACTGAACTACACCCCCAATAATCTAATGATTATTAAGAGTAAATTATATCATACTTTAGTAGTAAAAGTCAATACTTATTTGACTTGAATTTCTACTTCTCTTGTTGTTTTTACGGGAATACAGTCTATTGTTGCATTTTTGTGAGTAACTAAGACTGAGGCCGTTGATAATTCTTCTACACAGGCATCTAATGTATCAAACGTGTCTATGTGATAATAGTCCATGTTTTGATTTCCTGCTAATTGTAACCATATGAGTATCCATACCATATTCCTCTCCTTTTATGTTATGGTGGAGCATGAGGGAGTCGAACCCACGACCTCCTGAATGCAAATCAGGCGCTCTCCCAACTGAGCTAATGCCCCTTAGAAATGGAGCGGGCGATGAGATTCGAACTCACGACAACCTCGTTGGCAACGAGGGACTCTACCACTGAGTTACGCCCGCTTTTCTATTGACTTCGTATTATTTATCATGTATAATATCAGTATATAAATATATTGTCAAGCATGATTATTACTAAGGAACTACATATAGTAACACCCGAACTTGAAAACTTTCTAAAAACATGTGAAGCAAAAGGCTTCAACAATAATAGCACATTGGAAGATATGAAGTTTGATTGGTGTTTAGAACAAGGTGGTATGTGGCATGCAACCTACGTTGATGAACGTATGGTTAGTGTCAGCGGAATACATCCATGGGCTAATGGGTGGAGAGCATTGTTTAGAGGTGTACAGACTGAAAGTAAAAAGATAGGGTTGAATAGACATCACATGCAAAGTTATTGCTTTCATAGTCAGCTACCATATCAAATAGATTATGCATCAAGTAAAGAAACAGATTTAGATAACCTATTCATTTATATCACTACAAATACTGAACATGATGCAAGTGGAAAGATGAATAGAATTGATAAAACATTTTATCATTTAGAAAAGATAGACCTAGTTAAGAACTTAGGTGTAAGTGAAATTTTTAGTGTTAATCAAAACACATGGATATTAAACGTAGAAAAATATAATGAAATTAGAAGACAGTATAACTAAAAACGAATTTGATGATATGATTATGGAGGGCTGTATACTACAAAGTAGTGGTTCAACAGGTACTCCTAAGAATATCTTTCAGCCACCAGAAAAGTTAAGATATGCGAATGCTATTGCTAGAGAAGTGCAAGGCATAGATAAGGACAGTAAGATATTAACCGTATGTACATTAAAACATGCAGGTGGATTACTGGCACAAACATTACCAGGTTATGAAGTCAATGCAGAAATTGAAGTAGAAAAGTTTAATGCATTTTCTTGGGTAAGAAAGATAAAAGATTTTACGCACAGTCACTTAACACCTGATATGGCAAGAGCGATAATGAAGACAAAGAGTTTCGATAGTCTAAACTTAGAAGATAAAATCATTATGTGTGGCAGTGACAGAGTACAAAGTGGCATTATACAAAACTTTATTGATAGAGGTGCAATCTTTATTGTTAATTGGGGTATGACAGAAGTTGGTCCAGTTGCAATCAATAGAACATTTGTGCCTGGTATAAAAGTACAGACAACAGAAACAATAATGGGTAGTGAAACTCATTGTGATACAAAGATTGTCGATGGTGAACTATATGTAAAAGGTGACATATGTGTTTATGACGATTGGTTTGCTACAGGCGACATAGTTGCAAAAGAAGATGGTCACTATTATTATATGGGAAGAAAGAGTGTTAGACGGTAGTAGATTAATATTCATATCATTTGAACAAGGAAACAAAGGACACAGAGTAGGTCGTGTAATATCTTGTCTACCTGATATACATTGGTATAGTCATAAAGATAATGGAATTAATCCTTGGAACATTCATTTCAAACATACAGATATCAGACAAAGATATGCAAGTAAATATCACTATGATAGATTAGTACCAAAAGGTGCTTTACCTCCACTACATGATTACGTAAAAGATTTTATACCTGATGAAGAATATTATTACAATAGATTCTTCTATCCACGTTTTGAAAAGATGGGTGGTCGAGAATTAATGAAGAAGAATAGATTAGTTTTCTGTACACATGAACACCCGATTAAATTAAATAAAAGATTTCCTAAAGCAAAGATAATAAATCTAATAGGTGATGATTATACTATCGCCTCAAGATATACAGAAACTACTGCACTATTCCCAGGTCATGTTAAAATGAAATGGGTAGGAGGAGAGAATACTGTATACGGTAAAAAACTGCAAACTATATCAAAAGAGTTAGGTTCTGATTTTACTGTAAGAGATATATGGGCGTGGGATAAATATAAAACAAAGTACATGGACAAATACGATGATGAATATTGGGAACATGTATACTCTCCTATTGCAGAAAGAAGTTGGGATAGAGAATCTTATAGCCATGATAACGTATTAACTATTTCGCCAAATAGATATAGTAAATGGCGAAGAATAAAGAGATTTTTAGATGGTAGATGAAAGTAAATTGATATTTTTCACAGGTGCTCCTGGAAGTAAATGGAGTGCAGTCAGTAATGTATTGTCTATGACAAAAAAGATTAACATCAATACTACTGATAGAAATGCAGATAGAGAATATACTCACCCAACTAAGTTTAATAAGGCACAACACTTAGGAAGTTATTTCGGTACAGGTATGGAACTAGGTGAAGGCTGGCATGAGATTAATAAGTTTACAAAACAAGAAATCTTAAATGAAATAGACAAAGCCTGGAAAGAAGAAAAGCCAACTGAATATAGAATTGTAAAATCACATATGATATCTAACAATTTAGATTTCATTGCAGAGACTTTTCCTAAAAGTAAAATAATGATTGTATTCAGACCAATTGAAAGTTGTTACAGAGGTTGGTTCGGAGCAGGGGGCTTCGATATAACTTATCCAAAGTATCATAATCATTACAAAGATGAAGAAACTGCACGTGAATATATTAAAGAAGAAACTAAAGATGCTAGACAATGGATATTTAACAGAAACTTAACAGTACATACTGCAACAAGTAAACATTGGAAAGACTATTGGGATATAACTGATAGTGAGAATAGATTTATAAAAAGTATAGAAGGTTATTTCTTCGAAAAGAATGATCCTAGTAGGGACGTTACGTTAGACACTCATATTGCTTATTATAACTTTGATAGGATAGATGAAAGATTATAATGACAAAACTAAAATATGCAATCGTTGTACTTAAAAATGGAAATGAACACCACGATAAGATTGCTCTAAATTACACACAATTAAGTTTAGATTATCAAGAATGTAATAGATTACCAACAGAAAATCAAGTTGATTATTATGTAATGGACAGTTACACTTACTTACATGACTATGATATTGTTATGGTTGTTAATGCTGGAACTATATTCTTGTGGGGTGCATATGAACATCATTATAAAGAAATGATAGAAGCATCAAAGCATGAGTATATACATTTTAGTGATGATGTTTGGTTTCATAAACCATTGGGCGAAGGTACAACCCATGTAAAAGCAAAGTTTATTCACAAGTTAAACACAGATAGTGCAGAAGAATTTTATAATAGCCATGATATCATTTTAACAAGTTTAATTGATGATAGTAATATTACATATCTAATGCACAATGAAATACCAAATTACGGAAATGTAACTAAGCCAGTTGATTGGGCAATAACAGTAAGTAGTGGATTTTTCATTAACTGTATATTAGACCATCATGGGTTTAATGAGAAGTCTGTAATACATCATGTCGATATCTCAAAGATAAGTCTTCATGTTCACAAGTATACTATTGAAAATTGGGATGGAAATGATTTTGAATCATGGATAGAACATCTTAACAATAAATTTCCTAGTATGTCACTTTGGAATAGAAAGAAATTTACTAGTGAAGATAGAAAATGGAAAGTCGTATGGGAAGATGTACAGAATCATTTTGGAGACAAATGGCAAGAACACTGGAACAAATACAAAAGTTTAAATCATAAGTGGCATAGAATGAATATAAAAGATATTAGTTCTATTGATACTAATGGACAAGGAATAATATGGTGGGACGGAGCATTAAAAAGAATACCAAGTAACTTACTAAAGACAAGTAAACAGAGTTATCAAAATGCAATAGACTTCTTATGGAGATTACCAGAAGATACAATATGCTATGGGAACGACCACTGCAATTTACAATTCGATGGTATAAGTTCTAAACTAGCACTTAAAAAAGTTCTATCACACAATAGCAGAGAAAAATTATGGACGGACAAGATTTAATATTGGCAACGGGTGCTCCTGGAAGTAGATGGAGTGGCACCTTACGTGCTATTAGTACTAATCCAAATATTAATATTAGTGATGAAAGAAGCGAACTAGAATACGCCAGAGACTATGTTACACCTAATGGTAAAACAAAACAGTATGGTTGGCATCGAGGTGCTTATTGGGGTCCATATCATAATCAAGGTCAAAGATTTGATAATCTACAAGATATGACAAAAGATGAAATTATAAAAGAATTCAAAAAGCCATATAAAGATTTTAACTATGGTGTTAAGATAATAAAAAGTCATTGGTTTGCATATCATCTTCCTTTACTACAAGACTTATTTCCAAAATCAAAGATTATGGCTGTGTATATGCCATCTGATTTTTGTTTTGATTGGTGGAGAAACAAAGTAGGTGGTTGGGATATATCGTATCCACATTATGATTGGTACGAAAATGATGCACGTATGATTAAACAAATTAATATAGAAAATACAAATATAGAAAACTTCTTTGATTTACAACAACTATCAATATATGAAGTGTTTGAAAAACTTGGTCTACCATCTGAATTTAGAAGTGAAGAAGAATTAATTTCACAAGATTCTAAATTGAAAGATTTAACTAAGAACAAAGATTATAAAAAAGTTCTGGATAACACAGTACATCGTAGTTTTACTGGTATAAAATAATGAAAGACATACCTAACTCTGGAACATATGTAATGATGTTGAGTGGCGGACTTGATAGTGCGTTGCTCTCTTATCTAGTTCTAAAAGAGTTACCAAATACAAAGCTGGTCTTAAGTAGTGTATGTCATCAATCTTTAAATTACTATAATCTATTTAATGTAATAGCAATTACGAATTGGTTACATGCAAGATTTCCAAACAGAATTGAAGAACATTATATTGGATACTATAAAGACAGAAATGAAGCACGAAACAACAGAACCAAAACTAGAGATAGACTTATTAATAAACATCAAGCATCAGGTATCTTAACTGGTATGACACTTAATCCCTCTGAATTAATGACAGAAGGACGTGATGAAAGTAGAGACAAAAAGCGAGAAATTAGAGTAATCTCATCACATGGGGTATATCATTATCGTCCGTTTATAAATAGTACTAAACAAACGGTAGCAGAATTATATAACGAACATAATTTACAAGACCTAGCAAACTTAACTATCAGTTGTGAAAGTGAAAGTCTGCCTAGACCATGTAAAGAATGTTGGTGGTGTAAAGAGAAGTATTGGGCTTTCGGTTACTATTAATGTAAAGGACACGAAATGTCATTAGGACTAGAAGAATATAATAAGTTTCATCCAACTGTATTACAACCTCTTGATATGAAAATTGATGTAAATTTGTTTGAAGAACAAATGCATGAATACAGATATGCATTTAGACGTTGGGGTACTAAACACACTGAATATCCAAGATATGGAGCTCCTCTCGTTAATTTAAACGGAGATATGTTCAACAATCCAGAACCTATATGTTATCCATTAAATCAATGGAACGAAGGAAAGAAAGAAGAAGATAAAGTACGTGACCCGAAATGTACTTCACCTACTCCAATGTTATCAGAATCATGCTTTGATCCTCTTGAACCAATTAAACCTTTTATGTATAGAAGTGCTATATTAAAGTGGCATACTACTGGACATTTTAAACCACATACAGATACTAAAATACCTAGTGATATTATTAGACTATGGGGAACCAATGATCCAGATAATATGATATTTCAATTTGATAAAGATAGAAAAACAGCCAGTCCAAGAGAAGTGGCAGAGGGTAATCTATCATATGATTTAGTAAGAGAAAAAGATATAGAAGCAGGTAGATTATATATAACAGATACACATGTAATACATGATGCAAGTTCTATCGGTGATAACGTATATCAATTTTTTATTTCATTAAGCACTGATAGTATACCAACGTTGAAAGAGTTACTATTATGAACTACACCAAATTAGACTTACCAAAGGTACCAGATAATTTAATATTACCAATGTATGAAGTATTAAAACTTGAAAATATATTTGGTGGTAAAAGTAAGAATTATACAATACATGAATGTCAATCTGAGTTAAGAGAATATCTACAACCCTTATTCCCCGATTGTACTAAGTTTAGATATCAAACATTAACAGAAGATATACCAGTGCATATCGATAGAGGCAGAGATTTTGCAATAAACTATATCATATCTCCAGGAGGAGATAATGTTGAGACATGCTGGTTTGAAGAAAAAACTTCACAAAATCCAATAGATACTGTCATTTTACCTAAAGAAGAATGGTATAAACTGTCAGTAAACACACATCATACAGTAAGAAATATTACAGATTGGCGTTTTGCTATCACTGTAGCATAAAATAGATAAATAGTAGTATATTAGGGAGATAAAGATGCCACATATACTAAGATTTAAAAATGAAGGTACTAACGAGAACGGTAACCAATGCTCAGATGAAGCACAGGTAATTTATGACCGTTATGTAGATGAAGGTAAAATACTAGAAAGAGATATTTTATCAAGTCTAGGCGGAGAGTACACTAAAATCTCTTTTGCAACAGAGGCAGACTGTGTTGCGTTTAGACAAGAAATGTCTGATATTAATGAAAGAGATACTAGTGGTGCTAATCGTTCAGGTGTTACCACATACGATGAAGATTAATACAAGGAATTTATGAGAGATACTAAATCACTTACAGGATACACTGCTAAAGTATTACGTGATACAAAAGAAAAATTACTTGCAAGATTTTTAAGAAAAGAAGTAGAGACCGGTGCAAATGGCACACAAGACTACGTTATAAAAAAAGGACGGAACAAGGGTTCAGTCGCTAAGAAAAAATAATCAAATTAGAGTTTTTAGAAAACCTATACCATCTATCATCAAATAAACGATATACATAAAAGTAAATCCAAATGATTTACGACTAAAAGCCGCCACCATTAATAATCCACTAGCTAGTATGAAGAAAATGTAAGCCCAAAACATTGGAGGATTTGGGCTGTACCACATTAATATTATTGCGGCCATTAAGTTTAAGGTCATCCCACTAACCTCTGTAGTAAATCTTATCGGGTTAGTGTTGTAGTCTTCTTTGATCCATTGCAGGACCCGTTTACGTCCAATTCTCGCCATACATTCTATTTAGCCTCTATTACCTCTTAGTGCAAAGAATAACCCACCTACCCATAGAAATACGTGAAAGTTATCATATAGAATTACGTCTAGTAGACTTTCAGGTTCGCCTACCCAGATAACACCTGTCATTATACAACAGATTGTAATACCTGAGAAACGTGTAATTAGGTCTCCTATCCAACGTATATAATCTGTGTTGAATGCTCCGCCTACGAGTAGACCTAGACCTGCGCCTAGTTCCCCATAAGCAACAACCCACCAAACAATGTAGGGCAAGTCAAAAGACTCAGCCCCTTCCAATGTTACTGGAAACTTACTTAGACCTTGTTGAATAAACACAATGGCTAAGGGAATTCTGTATAGCCAATGAGACAAACAGAACTCCGGTAGTTTTTCACTTATGCGTTTAAGATAGTTCATCAAGCAATTCTTTTAGTTTCTTTTTGCTCTTGCCTCTGACCTTTGCTTTGCTGATATCATTTAGTGGGACTTCGCCACCTTCTGCTACCATTACAATAGCAATCATACCCATTGTTGCATGTGGTGTACACTGATATAGATATACGCCTGGTACGTCAAAAGTGATTGCAACTTCTTTGTTGTTTTTTGATTTCTTTGGAATATCCCAACCATCTGGTCCAGCAATGAATTGTACATTATGACCTTTTGATGTTGGTACCCAAGTAATTGTATCGCCTACGTCAATGTTTGCGATATCCTCACTGTAAACCATCTTAGCACCATCGTCACGTTTGTTCAACATTTCGATAGTCATATCATCTGCGAATGCAGGCACTACAAACAATGCTATAAACATAGCAAAATATAATGCAGGATATATTAATCCGGTGGTAAGTGTATTAAGTTTCATTTAGTTTTTCCTTATATTAAGTTAAGTCTAAAGATGGTGCCCATGGAGGGACTTGAACCCCCACTCCGTAAGAACAGGTACCTAAAACCTGCGTGTCTACCAATTTCACCACATGGGCTAAATTTTGTTATTCAGATTTAGTTGTGAAATATTTTTCAATCATTTCTAATCTGTCATAAGCGGCCGCTAGTTTATTAAGTTCTTCAATCACTGCCTCGGTAACATCTGAATGTTCACCAATACCTGCTGGCATAGTTTGATAGACTTGTATGTTTGCTAGATGAACCGCTATTTCACCTTCCGCTTGTTTACGTGCGGCTAGGATTATTGCTTCGCCTGGCTTCATTATTTACCTTTCTTGTTGTGGTGCTGATGAAAGGAATCGAACCTCCAACCTACTGATTACAAATCAGTTGCTCTACCGTTGAGCCACATCAGCACATTATTAACTACGTGTATATTTATCTTAAGGGGCTAACCGTGACCCCTTACGTGTTTATTTCGTAACAACCCGCTCTTGTCTTATATGTTCATTACTGAACGTAGATTTCAAGAAACACTTTTTGGCATTAACTTTCTTCGCATTTCATCCATTTCTGCATTTCGATGTTGTTGCGTAGATTGTTTTTCTATTTCTTTTAAAGTAGGTGATTTGAATTTCTCTTGTACTGCTTCGATTCTATTTTTGATATCTGCTACTCTTTGTTCCATTGGATCAGGTGCAATTTTAGGTATACTATATGATTTTTCATGCATCCAAACTGCACTAATAACCATAGCAACTAAAACTCCACAAAAGAATAGTATGACGTATAACATACATATATTTATTCTTCTATTTTAATTTTCCGATAAGATAGTTCGGAATAGACTTCCAGCCACTTCATTAAATCTTCGTGTGAAGGTGAACCTTTATGTCGTATTCTGTAAAATTCTTTTAGTAATTCTTTTACTGAAAGTTCTTTTAAGTTTAGTTGATACATACCTGAACGCCTCGTAAAATGTTTTCTCATTGTTAATAATAATAACACAGATTCGTTGCAGTGTCAATGCTAAAAATCAGTATGTTCATCTACTGAGTGGTCAATATTTGTCGCATCATCTGTATCGACAGGCATTTCTGGTAAGTCTGAATAAGGAACTACTGGCTGGGCCATTGCAACTGATTCATCAGTTTCAAAATCTAATGCACTTACATTTGGAGGAGGGTTTTGTTTTTGTTCTTCATCAGGATCTTCTTCTGGAGGGAGACCTAATCTAGGATTAATACCTTTTAAACTTCCACCACCTATTCTAAAATCATATGTAGCAAACTCACCACCTTTTGTCATACCTCTACCTTTCATTTCAGCTTCATTTAAAATTTCAGATACTGGTGCCATTTGTTGCTTGATGCCTTCTTCTGTTTTATTTTTAGCATCTTGCATTTGTTTTTTATTATTTTTGGTATTTGGTATAGTTACTGCACGTGGTTTGTCACTTCCTGGTTCAACTATCCATACATATATACTTTTACTGTCAGGTGATTCTAAGTGAGAAAGATAAACTGAGTCTGGCTTTATATTTGCATTGATAGGATAACCTAGTATTCTATCTACCGACATGTAGCTAATAACTACAGTTGCCAGTGTTAAAGGTATAACCAGTCCTAGTAGTAATGCGTTTCTGTGATTTTTTATTGCAAACCAAAGAATAACACATGCCAAAAAGAACATCGAAATGAATAATGGTGCTAACTCTACTGAATATAACATTTAACGTCTCCATGTATGAGCGGATTAAAGTCCGCCGCTACTTGCCTTTCTCGTTATGATATTATTATCTAACGTATTGTATTTAACAAATTTCCCATCTTTGTCTAGCCAAAAGTTAACTAATGGTATTTGTTGACCTTTAAATTCGTAGTTTTTCTCACCAATGTATACTTCTCTATAAGGATTTATTTTAATAACTTTTACTTTAATTATCAAATCTTTCTTTTCAATATTCTTTTTTACTTCCCAAGGTCTCATTGCATATACGTGAGCGGCTACTTGATATCTTCCTTTTATAATACCACGTAATGTGATTACTTCTCTATTGATATAAATTACTTTTCTATTACCGTATTCATCTACAGTCGTATCATTTGAATGTCCCAAATCATCTTTTTCAAGATTCATAAAACCATTTTCTTTCTTTATAAAAGAAACTGTATTGCCTGCAGGATCTTTAACCCATAAGTCAATATCATCCGTTACTACTGTAGGCCATTCAATTACAATCATGTACTCTGCTTTTTTAGGTACATCTGCTTTTTTAGTTATTGGATTGATTAATATAAAAGCGATTATGAATAAAAATACGAAACCTACTAATAGATTGAATAGTAAGTCTGTAAATCCTACTGTGCTTTTGTATTTGTTTTTGTTCATCAGTCACGACTCTCAAGGTTGACTAACTGTATCTTAGTAAACTGACTGAATATAAGACCCGTAAGTGTCGTATACAATGCAGTACTCATACCCATAGCCATATCTGTTAGAGTTTCTTTTAGACTTGCAGTATCATCTACATCTAATCCTTCAAAACTTGAACCTAACATCAGAATAAATCCTGCTACGGTACCTATCATACCTAACGCCAACATACTTTCTGATATGAACCAACCGACACCTAATCCGGAATCGATGTTTTCACCTTCTTTATAATCCATCGTTAACTTACCGATATACAAACTTGTAAATATATACAAGCCTATGATACCAAAGCTAATCTTAGTTACGTCCTTTTCATATAATTCATAAAACAATCCGAAATAATGAGATATTCCCATGATTGTTAGTGATATACAAAAGAACAACCACCACCTTAGAGTTTTCGACATAATATCATCCTATTGATTTTTTAGCATATCCTCTACACACTTGACTGCATCACCAATAGTATTGATAGTTTCTGCGTATTCATCTGGAATAGCAATTTTATAGAATTCTTCTACTTCAAATACAATTTCAACTGTATCGATACTATCAGCACCCAAATCTTTCTTTAGATTGGTATCATCATTCAAGTCAGAGACCTGCCGTTTCATTTTTCGTGCAGTTATTTCATACACTTTATCTTTTACTTCCATTATTTTTTCTTTCGTCCTCTGGTTGATTATACTGAGAAGCTAGAACCACATCCACATGTAGTTTGTGCTCCTGGGTTATCGATTACAAATCTGTCGCCTTGTAGGCTAGAGATATAATCTACTTTTGCATCTGCTAGATACATGATTGACATACTATCTACTACTAACTTCACGCCATTAGTTTCATAGATACTATCATCATCTTTAAGGTCTTTTTCAAAACCAAAACCGTAACTGAACCCATGGCAACCTCCTCCTTCTACGAACACTCTTAATGCCGTACCAGAAGATTCACCCTGTTCTTTTATAATTTCTTCTACTCTCGTAGCCGCTTTTTCTGTAAAAATCATACTCGCCACACCTTTATGTCTCTGGCTAATTTAGAATATGTTGAATATTTTAAATCAGTATCAGTAGACTGGATTGAATAGTTAACAGGCCCTCCTGTTAGATATTCGTTATTATCTTTACTTTGATACCATTGAAGGCTTTCATCTGGGTAACCAATTCCCAAACTATATGTCAAGTTGTTATCTTCTTTCTTAATGCCGAGAACTTCACCCCATACATCTTGACTGTGTTTTGGTTCTTCAATGTAACCAAAATTCTTACCATAACCAGTAACATAACCCATCATACTTGCACTAAAGGCTACTATGCCACTTGCTATACCAATCGATGTAAATGCATTGTCCCATCTACTTGAAGCATTTGGATCTCTTACACTTCCATCTTTTTCGTTATTACGAATTTCTTCTTCATTCATCTTTCTATTGAAAACAAACAAACAGTTTGCTCCCATTTGTGGGTTTCTTCCGACCCAATCTTTCATACCAGGCAACATTGTAAATCCCCATGAATGTTCCTTGTAGAGATAATCTAATTTTGTTCTATCAGTAACTACATATAAATCAAAAAAACTTTCATCTTGTTTTGATGGTGCCGTAGTTGCTAGATAAATCCAATGATTTATGTGTTCTTCATCTACTTCTTTAGAAAGGTCCCAGTTCCTTTGGCATCTACGTGCTTGATTTATTGCGTGTTTTTCTATGTTTAATCTCTCATTCATACCGTAAAACTCTCTCCACATCCACAACGTGCTTTTTCATTTGGATTACTTACAAGTTCAAAATGCGAACTCATACTCTTAGTATCAGTAACATAATCCAATGTTGCTCCGTCAATAGTGTGAAAATATTTATGTTCTACGAGAATGTCAAAGTCATCGTATTTAATAGCAAAGTCATCTTCTATATTGAATTTTTCGTCAAGTAGAACTTCATACATGAAACCAGTACACCCGGCTGTTTTTATACTTAATCTTGCTTTTTTACCTGGGTTCTGAGATAACCATTTTTTAATTCTTGTTGTGGAATTATCTGTTAAATACAACATAGGTTATCCCCTCCTCAATCTTTTCTTGTTTCGATTTTGCTTCTTGGTGAATTTCTGATATTTCGTAAAATCTATTCAATAATCCACTAGCAGTTTTGTAATTCTGATATGTATCAATGCTTTGTTCTATTTGGTCTTTAATAAACTGAGTTTGGTCTTTTAATTCTTCAATAAAAGAGATAACATCTTCGCTTGTAGTTTGTTCCTCAAGTTGATGTTTTAGTTGATTAATGAAAACCATATCATCAGGTCTAACACCGTCTCTGAAATCATTTTCATGACCTTTTAATTCAAGTAAATATCTTGCACGGGCAATAGGATCTGCCAAGGTTTCGAAAGCCCTGTTGGCAAATGCTAATCTGTCTTGTCCTGTAAATGATGTATCCTTCTTAAGGATTGTTAGAATCTTCTTATAATGTGTCGTAAGACTACGTACACTTATCCCTTGCTTTTCATCAATACCAAAGAACTTGTAGTAGTTCTTTTCTTCAAGACCATATATTCGTTTTATTCCAGACATTTTATATACCTATACTCTAATAATATATCATTTTTCAACTAAAGTCAAGTCGAAAAATCATAGACTTTTCAGCTTTTCCGTTAATTCATGATACGGTCGTAATCTGGGATCGGTTTTTTCCTCTTCGTCAAATCGTAGACCATATCTCCATCCTTCAGCAACACGACTAGAAACCCATCTATTGTGTCGTATTGAAGATAAATCTATTTCGGTCTCACCCTCTGGAATGTCAAATTTTTCACTAGTAGTAATTTCCATAGTAAAATCTTTATCAGTCCAGTTTTGTAATAATTTTAGCACCACTTCTGCTTCGGCTTCTGTTACCGCTCTATTCATACGAAAATCGTATACATGAAAATCGTCCATCATATGATAGACTACTGCGGTACCATCTTCTCTTGGCTCAAATATATTGGCAATAGCTTTCTTAAGAACAGTAATAACACCTTTAATATCGTGTTTGTTCCATTCTTCTTTCATCATTAATCTTATGTGATGTTTAAAGTTTGCCATTATCTTTTCCTAGTATTCCTTAGGGCCTTTTGCCTCTGCTTTTTCTTTTACTGTATCTCTGCTATCTGATGCTTTTACTGTCGTTGATCCACTACGTACTTCAACTTGTTCAAATTTACTTGAACTTGAATTAACGTATAAACCGAACCATGCCGCTCCAGCACCTACGATTACAGATACAAGACCTGCTTGTTGAGTATTTGGGTCTGGTAGTGCCATAAACCATTGCGTAACATCGTACAAAAGATAAATGTACATTGAAATAAATGCTCTAGGAAACAATCTCCATCTGCTAAAATACTCTGGCGCATGCCATATTACTCTTTCTATATTCATTATAATGTTCCTCGCCTTGTTGTTAATGCTCTCATCATATGTATTTATCATTTGAGGAAGGCGAAATGTTAGAGATTGAACAGTGTAGCGATAATTATAATGATTATTACTGTGAGTAATTTAGTTAAAAACATCTTTCCGATGCCTTTTCCGGTATCTTTTGCTGGTTGTTTCCATGTTTCCCAACGACCTAATTTAGCCCATTCTTCTTTGGACACCCATAGACCGCCTACATGTTTAAGCCATTGTTTAAAGGATTTGTCTTTATGACGTTTACGTTCTTTATACCACTCTTGTAGTATTTCAAATATATCTTTACTATTCACCGACAACGAACCACTCTATTCTTGAGATATCAAGACCTACTGTGGGTCTGGGTTCGCTATCTATATATTCACATAGTTTTAAGTAAGATTTATCTAAATTTTTAGCATCTCGCATCTCCGCCCAAGACCAAAAATCATCGATATTTAATTTAAAGTGTTCATAACTTTCTATATCTTTTAACCATTGTTTATATTCATGTCTTGTCGGCATAGATAGTGGTGCATGAAGATGTTCGTTTTTATCTTCTATACGCCATTGCAGATTTGCTAAATTTGGAATAACAACTATAGGTTTAACATTTGAAAAATCATCTAGTTCAAGTACTTCATGGGGAGTGGTAGTTTTAACTGCAATATCGTAAGTATCAATAATGCTTTTAACATATGAATTTAAAGGTCTTCTACTTTTCTTATTAATTAAAAAACTACCGTCTTTACCTATATGAAAAGGACCATCTAATTGTCTTGCAATTCCGAATTCTGTTGGTGTAAAGGCGTGAGGTAATTGATAGAAATTTTTGTGTAGATTTATAAAGTGACAAACTACACTCCCATAAGAACCAGGCCAAAAGACTACTGGATAAATCATTACGGAGTATCCGCTACTGAGCCCCAATCATCTGGTATATCAATATTAATCCAATTACTACCGTTATAGCCTTCAAATCTACTAGTAGTTGAATTAAATCTAACCATACCTGATGTTGCTGATCCAGGCCTTTCTGCGGTTGTTCCTACTGGAAATTGCAAAGCGCCTGTAGCCGACGAACCAACTGTACCTGATGCATAAACATCATTCCAAGTTTTAGTACTTGAACCTAAATCATAAGTTGCATCAGCATCGGGAATAATGTTTGAAATAATTTCTGCCGATAGTGCCACTGTATCTGTATCTGCATTACCGAATGTAAGATTACCAGATATAGTTGCATCACCTGTTACTGATAAATCACCAGTCATAGAAACGTTACCATTGAAGGCCGCTGTATTAGATGTTGTATTAACTGTCCAAATATCACCAGTATATCCATCAAATGTTATTGGATTTTGTGCAATACTTCCCCAATCACTAGCAAGACCGCCAGCTACTTCGTGTACTTCCCAATTTGATGTTGATGAATTATATCTTAGAAAATTACCATCAGCTAGACCTGTTAAATCTACGTCTGTTAAATCGTCTAAATTGTCTGCTATTGGATCCCAGGTAGCTGATCCTGTTCTGAATTTTACTGTTTTATCGTTAGTGTCTATCCAGATATCATGTTCTGCGACTGGATATCCTAAAGTAGCGTGAGGATCGTTACCGCCCTGAAAGAGCGTGATGCCTGTTTTACCTATCTTAAAGTAAGGTACACTGGTACCTTTTGCGTTTAATACTACTGCCATTTTTCCCTCAACGTTCTGTTTTTAAAGTCAGCGATTTCTCACTGTCGTTAAGTTATATTGTTACTTATCTATTTATCAAAATATGCTGTAGAGGTAAAAAAAGAGAGCCGATTTCTCGGCTCCCTCTATAAGTGTATTAAGTATTAAACAAATTAGATTTGTTTGTACTCCGCTGTTACCACAACATTACCAGTTGATGGAGACGCCGCAGATCCACCGTTACCGATAGAAGCTGTCAGTGTTGCACCACCTGCCGTTGCTGTTTCATACCCTAGGTCTATAACGTAGATACCACCTTCTGATAGATCCACATCATTAACACCTACTAGTGAGTTTGTACCGTCTGAGACAGTTAACTCATCTGCGCCTACGAATGCTGTAGTCACTTTAGCAGTGATTCTAGAAACGTAGTATGCTTTGCCTGAAACGTTAGCTACAGTACCGATAGCAAACGATGAAGAACCGTTCGCCGCGAATGCCACTCTACGTACACCAAAGTCAACGGAACCAGCCGCCGCACCATCAACATAGTCTTTGGTTGCGAATGCTTTGTTTCCGCCACCTGACATGTCGTATGAACTTGGAGCTAATACAAGACCGTCACCTTTTGGTGCTAGTGTAATGTTAATGTCCGCTGTAGTACCTTCTGAATGAAGTTCTACACCGCCAGTACCATTGTGGAATTCAAAGTTATCAACTGCACTTGCTGTAGCAGTAAATGTAGCGATAGCCTCGTCATCTGCACTTGTAATTTGAACGTTACCGTCAGCAGAGCCGCCGTTACCGCCTTTGATAACAACTGCGCCTGAATCACCAGAAGCAGAACCGTTACCACCTTTAAGTACCAAGTCACCTGCCGCACCAGCTGATGAATCACCACCTGATACAGTTAAGTCAGCATCAGCCTCACCCTGAATTAGGGCTTCACCTGATTGACCTACGATGTAAACGTCACCACCGTTCTGACCTTGTAGATACATATCTACTGAGCCTGAACCTGATGCGTTTTTGGCTGTAAGTGTTAACTTGCCTGCCGCGTTAGTTAAGTCTAGGAATTCAGCAGTTCCAGATGAGGCGTTAGCCGCATCAACAACTTTAACACCTGATGAGTTTCTTACTTGTTGCACATATTCCATTGCAAAAGCAGAACCGTCAGAAGTCATAACCATGTTGTCTGAACTTGCAGAAGTTAAGCCTGTACCACCGTTAGCGATTGGCATAGTTCCTGTTACGTCTGCTGTTAAATCAACTTGAGCATAACCTAACGCACCAGAACCATTTACTTTAAGTACTGTTGAGTTAGAGCCTTTAGCCATTTCAGATACACCTGCTGAACCACTCATAACCATTAATGAGTCTGCCGCATAACCTGATGTATCAGTATGCGTACCACCCATATCTAATGGAAGTTCGTTAGTTAGTGTGATTTCTGAAACTGTTAAGTCGTTGACTGTTAAATCAGCCGCCGCAGTTCCTACTTTCATTTCGAAAGCATCTGTTGTTTCGTTCCAAAGAACAGTTGCGTTGTCAGAAGTACCACGATTTACTTCGATACCACCGTCTTGTGATGGAGCACCAGTTTCATTTGAGTTTAGAACAATAGTGTTGTCTTCGATGTTTACTGTTTCTGATAGAGTAGTAGTTACTGAACCTGAAACTGTTAAGTCACCGTTTACAACTGCATTGCCTGAAACTGTCAATGAAGCTAGAGTTGAAGCACCAGCATCAAGAGTGTTTGTACCTGCATCAATGTTAACACCGAATGTAGCATCTGTATCATCTAATGTGATTTTAGTTGCTGTAGCATTATCATCAATACCTGTTGAAGCAAAGTCAGAGATAGTTCCACCGTCGATTGAGTCACCAGAGATTTGGTCTGCCGCAAGAGTTAGAGTACCTGAAGATACGTCTAATGTTTTGCCTGCGCCAACTGTGATGTCAAAACCACCGATAGTATTACCTGTTGTACCAGCTAAGTTAGCCGCTGAGATTGAACCGCCATGTACTTTGTCACCATTGATTGAGTCAGCATCTAATGTTAGAGTTTGACCGCTCATGTCAACATCTGTACCTGCGATTGAACCACCAGTAATTGTAGCATTGCCTGAGTTTAGGGCTGTTGCTGTTACTGTAGCCAATGAAGCTGTACCACCTGTTAGTGTTACGTTATTTGATGTTAGCGTAGAGAAAGTACCAGCCGCCGAAGTAGCCGCACCGATAATTGTCCCATCAATAGCACCACCATCGAAATCAACAACTGATGAAGTCAAGTTTGCACCTGAAATTGCACCACCTGTGATTTGTGCGTTAGCAGAATTTAGCGTTGAAGCTGTTACTGCCGCTGGAGTTGTACCACCGATAATTGTACCATCAATAGCGCCACCGTTGATATCTGCACTGTCTGTTGCCATAGTTGTGAAAGTTGCCGCCGCTGATGCGTTTGCACCAATTGTTGCGCCGTCAATAGCACCACCATTTAAGTCAACTGAGTCAGAAGTTAATGTTGAGAACGTACCAGCCGCTGATGTACCACCACCGATTGTTGTTCCGTCGATTGCACCGCCGTCGATATCTACTGTACCAGATGTCATTGTGTTGATTGTGATAGCATTAATTGTACCACCTTCAATTTTGTCACCTGAGATTTGGTCGTTTGCTAGAACTAGAGTACCAGCTGATAAATCTGCTGTATCTGCCGCGCCTAGAGTTACGCCACCAGTTAGAACACCGTCTTTAATAGATGCACCATCGATTGCAACACCGTTACCTACGGAGTTTTCACTAATAGTGTCTACTGAAACTGAACCAGAAAATGTTGCATCTGATCCTGATACTGCGTCTGCGAAAGTGATGCCAGCGCCATTTGTCTTCTCGTTGATTGTATCAACTGAGATAGCGTCCATGACCTGTGAACCAATTAATAAGTCACCTAATGCAGTGCCTACTTTTAGTTCAAATCTATCATCTGTTTCATTCCACTGGAATGTCGCATTGTCGGCTGTACCTCTGTCAATCTCAAGACCAGCTGTACCGGCTGTTACGCCTGCCGCTGTTTCACCGTTGTTTAAAACGATTGAGTTGTCAGTGATTTCAGTATTAGTTGTGTTGATAGATGTCAATGTACCGTTAACTGTCAAGTCACCTGTAACGATTGCGTCCCCTGCCATTGTTACGGCAGTATCTGTAACTGTTATCTGTGTTGAAGTTGCGTTATCATCGATACCTGTTGAAGCGAAGTCAGAAATTGTTCCGCCATCGATTTTGTCGCCTGAAATAGCATCGTTATCAAAAGTCAAAGTTTGACCAGTCATATCGATTGCCGTACCTGCGATTGTGCCGCCTGAAATTGCCGCACCTGCTGTAGTCATAGTTGAGAACGTACCAGCCGCTGATGTAGAAGCACCTATTACAGTGTTGTCTACTGTACCAGCATTGATATCGGCTGTTGTTGCTGTTAAGTCAGCGAATGTAGAAACACCCGTTGCCGCAACACCGGCATCTTTTAGCGTTACACCATCAATTACTACGCCGTTACCTACAGTTTTTTCACTGATTGTATCAACTACTAGAGTATCAGTTGTTGTAGAACCTGCACCTGAGATGCCTGCACCAGCAACGTTAATACCTTGAGTTGTAACGATTAGTGAGTTGAAAGTAATGTCGCCATTAGTAGTGTATGCTTCGATTTCGTCAACATATAATTTACCAGTTACGTTAGCATCTGCAAAAGTGGCATTAGCCGCCGTTGTAGCACCAATAACTGTTGCATCAATGTTACCACCGTTAATATCAGCCGCATCAGTTGTCATTGTTGAGAATGTACCTGCCGCCGATGTAGTTGCACCGATGATTACGTTGTCTATTGCAGAACCAGCCGCACCGTCTACGTCTAGTGTACCGTCAACGTCTAGTGTTTTACCAGCACCAACAGTTATGTCATACTGAGAGATAGATACACCAGCACCACCTTGTAGGTTAGCACCGTCGATTGTACCACCAGAGATAACATCACCTGATAATTGGTCGTTTGCTAGAGTTAAAGTTCCACCTGATAGGTCTACAGTACCACCAGTGATTGCTACTGCGTTAGCATCTTGAGTTGAAATTGTTCCAAGACCCAAGTTTGTTCTTGCAGTACCTTTACCTGATGTTTGTGATGCATCTACACCTAAGCCACCGTTGGCTAAGCCTAGAGCACCTGACACTGCATCTGATGATGTTAGGTTAACTGCGCCATAAGCCACGCCGCCTGAACCATCTGATAATAGTGCTTGACCAGTTGTTGTTGTACCTTTGATTGTTAGTTCGTCTGAACCATCAACCATAATGTAAGTACCATCAACGTTTACGTTTAGAGTATTACCTGATTTTGATAAGGCGTCACCAGCAGTGATTTGACCTGTACCAGTAAATTTAGTAAACACAATGTTTGATGATCCAACTGTAATTGGTCCATCAGTAGTCATTACGTAACCTTGGTCTGAGTTTACAGTACCTTCTTCAACAAAGAAGAATGCACCGACGAATTCGCCAGCCGCGTCCATGTCGGATGCTCTTGTAAGACCACCTGAATCATATTCGTAGATACCGTTTTCGGTTTGAGTTGTTTGATCCTTTAGAAGGATTCTGTCACCAGCATTCAAGTTAACACCGTCCATTGACGATGCTGGAGTGCCGATATTGACAGTACCAGTTGAAGCAACACGCACTGAGTCTTTTACATCAAGACCTTGTGCTACTGAATCAACATAGCTTTTGTTTGCCGCATGGTTGTCCGCTGTAGGAGTTGCTACGTTCATGTTGCCAAGTGTAGTACCGTCAGTTGTTACTTTGAACAGGGAATTACCTGAATCATAAACAACACGACCGCCCGACTTACCGAACTGAACATCAGCACCAATACCACGGATACCAAAGTTTTTAATGTCAGCCATTTTAGTTTCTCCTTAGAATTTAATAGCTATTAAGGTTAAGACATATAATATTGAATATACAATACGCCCATCTATATTTTCTCAATTTTATTTGAAATGTAATTACCGGAAGAAACATCAGTAATGATAAGAGATTAAGAACATCAGGCATGAAGCCCGGTAAAACTCTTACTGATTGTATTTAGCTGTTAGATTAATTATGTTTTATACGTAGTTTATACGTATGTTACTGTGACTTTAACTTCACCAGCATTTGCATTTAGATGTTCTAGTGAACATTTAATCTCTAGTTCAGTTGTACCTTCATAATGAAAGTCTGGAGTTGTTGTATATGATCCTTGACCTTCAACATCATTTTGGTCTTCTGTCATAAATCTACTAGGATCTGCTACAGTACCTATTTCTAATGACGGTACTAAATTATTAGGACCACCCGCATAACCTGATAACGGTGTAACAACTTCTACAAGAACACTTACAACCCTAGAGTTATCTGATATACGACCTAGAGTTACAACTTCTGTAGTACCAAATGATGCACTTGGCATTGTATATGTGTGTGATAAAGAGTTTGCATCTGTAGAAGCACTATCTTGTGTAGCAACGATATTCCATTGTGTACCATCCCATACATGCATAGCCCATTCACCTTGTCCAGTATCAAGAATATAAACACTATCACCTGCTAATTTAACTGGAATAGCATCACGGGCCGCTATATTAGAAACAACTGTAGTTCCTGCTTTACGAACACCTTGCTCAACATTAAGACCAACAGCATATGAACCTGTATGTCCACTTAAGATACCAAAATCATTAGTTGCTGAACCAACTGCATCTTGTAGAATAATTTCACCACCATCTGTTCTTTCTAATTGAAGAACAAAAACATTAGAACTACCTGCATAAGTTAGTCCTAACGATGCACATGAATTCATACCAGCAAAGTTATTATTGTTTGCATCTGGTGATGTATTAACGATAGTTATAGCACTACCTTGTGCTTGACTTATAACTAAGTTACCTGCATTTACTGATGCTGTAATATCAGTAATACCTGCCGCATTAATATCTGCGGCCATATCGTCTGCAATAGCAACTGCCATACCATATGCGGCTTGTCCTGCCGCTGTCGTACTAAAGTTTACTACTGAACCATTGATTGAAGCTGAGAACGGTGCAAACCCACCAATAAGACCGTATGCTGAACCATAAGTTGCAATATCTGATGTTATTTCATTTGGTGCTGGACTTGCCGATGCTGTTACTTTATGGTCGGCTGTTTTTGCATTAATATCTGTGACTGCGTTTTGTACACTTACAACACCTAAACTACTTGTTATAAAAACAATATCTTCACCGTTAATATTCATGGTGTCGCCTGCTGTTGCTTGACCATTAATAACTGTTCCACGTGTAGTACTAGGAACTTCATCTACTAATTTTAAGAAAATAGCAACACCCGTATCTGTTAAAGTTAAATCTCCTGAACCGTCGATTGCAGGATAAACAAAGTCACCTTTGTTTCCTGGTAAACCTGGAACGAAATCAATAACACCATTAGCTGGTCTTAATAAAAATCTATTTGGTCCCGGACCTGGGTGTGTTACTGTACCTACTAATCTTTCAATATTATCTGGTGCCGCTAATTCAAATGCACCTGTTGTTGCATCCATACAAATAACATCACCTTCTTCAAAGCCATTAGCTGTTTGTTCAAGAACATAATTCATTTGAGGATTTAAATATTTGAAACGTGAATTTACGTTTGCATAGAAGTCACTTGAAACGATACCAGTTGGTAGTGGATCCAACATAGGATCACCTTCTTCATTAATTTGAAATACTACTGCACCACCTGGTACGTTAAATATACCTGTACCTGATGCACTTCTGAATGTATTGTATCTGAGTCTATCTTCTACTTGACATTTTACTGTGAATGCTGTTTTTTCAGAAATACTTACAATTTGTAATGCACGACCATCAGTCGCACCTGCGATAAAATCACCTACTACGATATCATAACCGTTAAACTGTCTTGCTGTTCTAGTTAAATGAGAACCATGCTGTATTGTTGTTACAGTCATATTAATTTCCCATCTATAGGCTTTAGCGTTTCCGCCACCGCCCCACCATGGGTCGCCTTTACCATCATCGTACTCCCAATTTGCTAAGGGAGTTGCTGTTAAGACGTTGCAGGGAAGAACTTTAGCCGGGACGTTTAGGTCGATTGCACTAGTCTTATAATTAATCGCCATTCAAAGTATTCCTATTCTTACATCATTGTAAACATGATCCATGCATGAGTATCAGTACCAAATGAACGAGAAGCGCCTGTGTCTGCTTCTCTAAGTTTTAATGTTACTACTGATGAGCCTAGTGAACCGAACGCTGTCGGAGAACCAGCTACCCCACCACCTGCTACTGTACGAGTTGAAATATCTTTGTTCAGTGGCATGATAACATATTGGTTAGATGCTCTTGCATATCCATATATTAATATATTAGCTGGCGGATAACTATGACCTGAGAAAGTAATCTCTACGTCACCGCCTGTAGTTGATAAAATTGTTGCACTCACACCAGTTGAAGCATTTGAGATTGAACTCAAGCTACCATTAGTTGCATAGTTTAACTTAAATCGTTCAGTAGAAGTTCCACCTCCACCTCCGCCACCGCCTGACGGCGCCGCTGGTGCATATGATGAGCTTCCGCTGTTCCATGTTAATACATCACCATTGTTTGGTGTATCTGTAGAAACATCTGATAATTCTGTAATTGATTCACTTGTTAAATCTGCCGCACTTGCCGAAGCCGCTACAAATTTAGTACCATCCCATTCTAAGTATTGACCTGCTGAGATACCTGAAATGTTAACATCGTTTAAGTCTCCAACAGAAGAACTTGATAAGTTTGGTGTTCCACCTGCCGCCGCCGGTGCCCACTCTGATCCTGTCCAAGATAGAACTTGACCTGAACTTGGTGCTGTTGCAGAAACATTTTGTAAATCACCAATATTTGCATTCAAAGAGAATGTGTTAGTGTTTAATTGTAAACCTGTACCTGCTGTATAAGATGTACCACCTAGTAAGTTACCTGCATCTGTTAAGTCATCAACATCTGTAGGAATAGTTGGTTTATTCTTAATATTTGTGTAGTCCATTACATCTTGGCTGTTAAACATCAAGTTTGAACCTGTTGTATTAAGAGTGTTGTCACCAATGTATAATGAGTTGTCACTTAAGAATAAGTGTCTAATTTTGTTACTTGCACTACCAATATCATATGTAGCATTTGTATCTGGTAAGATATGAAAATCAAATTGACCCATGTATGTTTCAACATCTGAGTCACCATATGATGATCCGCCACCTGATACAGTAGAGAAACTAAAGTTACCAGAACCGTCAGTTGTAAGAACTTGACCAGTAGTACCTGAAGGCATAGTTAAATCACTTAATGCACTTGGTATAGTAGGTGCACCTGTTAAAGATGAATATGCTCCATCGAATAACGAAGGTGTATTAGTTAAGTTATTATAGTCGCCATCGAATGTACTATACGTTGAAAGATCCGGTGGAGTAAATGTGAATTGTCCTGATGCACTATTATAAGCTAATGACCCACCGCCATTTGCTGTACCATTTGAAACACTTAATGCATTCAATGTTACAATACTTGGTTTATTAGTCAAGTCATCGTAATCACCACTGAATGTGCTGTAGCTTGATAAATCTGCTGGAGCAAATGTAAATGCACCTGTAGAACTATTGTAAGCTAATCCACCACTACCTGATGCCGCGCCTGTTGAAACTGAAATTGCGTTTCTGGCATCTGCATCTGTATAAGTAGTACCTACATTTGTGTTCTCAATCGTAATTGGAGCACCTGGTGTCGGTGATGGTAGAATATTAATACCTGGACCAGCTTGTAGTAATACGTTTACTCTATTATCTACTAATGCATCTGTGTAATAAAGATTTGTTGCACCACCCGGTAAATCATCTGTAGATTTAGAATTGAAATTTGAATCAAATCTTGCTGTAGTATAGTAATAATTTGAAGAACCTTCTGCTACATCATCTGTTGTTGATATTGAAAATTCATTTTCTGGTTCAAATTGACTTGCTGATGAATTCCATTTTAGAACTTGACCGTTAGTAATACCTGATGTGTCTACATCCAGTAAGTCAGTCATCGCCGCATTTAATGTGAATAAACCTAAAGTATTATTGTATTGTAAACCAACGCCTGCACTTAAATCTGTTAGAGATATACCTGCACCACCTGTAGCAGTTGAGTCTGCCGCCGGTGACCATTCTGTACCTGTCCATTTTAAAACATGACCAGTAGTTGGTGTAGCTGTACTTACGTTTGATAAATCACCTAGTGATATATCTAAATTTTGAATTGTTGCACCATTGAAATCTACTGTACCTGAGAATGATGAAGATCCGTTTGATGAGATATTACCACCGAACCCTGCTGAGCCACTTGTATTATCAAGTAGAACATTGCCGTTAGTATCGTATATGTTACCTTCAAATGCTTGAGCCTGAACTGTTCCTGTCGATTGAATACCTGCAAACTGTACATTATCTGTAGTAGAAAGTGCTTGGTTAGATGTAGGTATATTTACTGTCTGATTTTCCCAATCACCTGATGTATTATTATATACTAAGAACTGACCATCTGTTGTGCCTGTTACTGTAACGTCACTTAAATCATCAATAGTTTGAACATTTGATGAACCAGCTAAATTTGATAAGTCTACAGTGTTACCATTTGCTATAGTTAATATATTGGTTGAAGTATTAAATGATAAAGTTTGATTATCTGTATCTGTAAACATACCAGCAAAATCAACTGTATTTTGTCCTGAAATTGTTAACTGCGTTCCGCTTAATGCTAGAGTTTGTGAACCTCCACCTAGTAAACTATTTGTGTCTGTCAAATCTGAAACATCTGCCGGTATATTGGCTTCATTAGCTAATGGTACCCAGTTACCTGCATGAGCAAAATATCCTTTGCCGGTTGCGTGAACATGAGCAAACATACCGTGGTATGTAGTTGCACTTGGTAAATCACCTAATGTAGCATAAACGTTAGCAAATAAAACTTTATTGCCACCCATATCTAAATCTGAACTTGTTACAGCCGAATTAGCAGGTTGTGGTTCCCATTGACTATTAATTTGTGACCAAGTTAATACTTCACCGTTTTGCGGGACATTAGCCATCATTCCGCCAACGCCACCTGCATCTACATCTGATAAATCAGCTAATTGTGATGCACCGCCACCGCCTGCTAGAGTTGATAAATCTACAGTATTACCATTAGCGATTGTTAATATGTTTGTGCCTGTATTAAAAGATAATGTTTGATTATCTGTGTCTGTAAACATACCTGCGAAATCAACTGTGTTACCACTTGATATCGTAAGTTGTGTTCCAGCTAATGTTAAACTCTGTGGTGTGCCTGCTAGTAAACTACTTGTATCTGTTAAGTCTGATACGTCTGCTGGTATTGTAGGCTTATTAGATAGATTATTATAATCAGTACTGATAAGTGAACCTATGTCAACTGAGTTACCAGAAGAAATTGCTATCTGTGTACCGTTTAATGCAAGTGTTTGTGGTGTAGAACTTCCTCCACCTCCTGCACCTTGTGGGTCAGCCGCTAACCATTGACTACCGTTATATGTTAAAACTTGTCCTGCGTTACCTGTTACTGTAAGAGTATCAGCCGCTACCGCAGTACCTTGAAAAGTTTCAGCGTAAATGTCGTTAAATTTGAATGTTGCAGAACCAATATCAAATGTATTTGTTACTGTCGGAACAGTTGATTGGTCTAATCTTACGAATGGGTCATCATCATTATATGATGGTAATGTAATTGTGTTACCACCTGATATTGTAAGTGATTGACCTAATAAAGAAAGAGTTTGTGGGACGCCTGCGCCTCCACCGCCTCCACCACCTGTTGGTTGTGAAGCAACCCATGTTGAACCATTCCATGTTAATACTTCGCCTTGTGCAGAACCTACAATAGTAAGATTGTCTGCTAGTAAGGCTGTACCTTGGAATGTTTCAGCGTAAATATCGTTAAATCTTTTTAATGAAGAACCTATATCAAAAGTATTATCAACAGTAGGAATACTATGAGCATCTAATCTGATATATTTTGAATCTGTTTCTGCTTTTGAATATACGTCTAAGTTTGTTCTTGCTGTTGTAGTGTCGGCTACATCGGATAAATTATTTGCAATCTCTAACATGCCATTGACATTTGCTGTTAAGTCAATAGTTAGAGTATCATTTGCTTCTGAGATAGAAAGGCCAGTTCCAACTGTAATACTCTTTGTTTCAAGTGTAGTTCCTGCTGTATTGTTGCCTTTTATAAGTCCTAGACCAGTACCTAAGTTTGTACCGTCTGTTAATCCTGATTGTGAGGCTCCTGCTACATCAAGTACTAATGCAGTACCGTTGTCTGTAATAGTTAAATTCGTGCCGGCTATAATACTTTTTAATTCTAGGGCTGTGCCTGTAGCCTGTCCTAATCCAACTCCAGTACCTGTATTAAGTACAGTAGTTAAACCAGCGCCTCCAGTTGCACCCGTATTAGTTGCGTTTACAAACGCATTTTCACTAGCATCATAAACTAAAATTTGGCTATCCGACAAATTGCCAACTAGTTTAAATGTAGGACTAAATGGTTGTGCGTTAATGCTCATATCTGTGTTCCTTTAGTAATTCAAAAAGATTTTCTCTATATAACCTGCTTGAGTAAAATCTGATATACCCAATGAAGTTCTATCTAAAGATGCTCTTAAATAAACTAAGTTAGCCACGAATGTGAAGCCTTCAACTCCTGTGAAATTTGTGTAGTCTTTATATGGTAATCCGCTAAAAAGTATGTCAAACCAATCATCTTCTGTTGGATTAGTTGCCAATGTTCCTTGTATTTTAACTCTTCCCGATAATGCTTGTCCGTAAATAGCTACTGTATGTATCCCATCTGTATAACCGTAATAGCTATCACCAGGGACTGCATTTCCAGTAGTATCTAATTCAAGACTACCTGTTTGTGGTAAAAGTGTAACTGTTTTACGTGCCATATATTCTTCAACCCTTCGTAATTAACCTGTATAGTTTGTTCAATAATAACTATACTTATTTATCTAAATCACTTAATAGCACGGCTTTTGTTATGGTACCAATACACTCACTTGCAACGAAAGTTAGCAAGTCTGCATCGATTTTATCTAGGCAATATATAGCATATAGCTGATATTGGTGATGAATATGTCTTTTCTTTTGATGTGTTCGTAAATAGACAGGGTCATATCGTTTCATATTAGAGTTGAGTCTATAATTTGTATTATGTGCGTACATTTTATATAAATCATGCCCTGTATGGTCAATGAAATCTCTGTTAGGTTTGAATACTATCTTATATTTGTATGTTTTGAACCATAGATTATTTTTTAGTTCTACTCTACGGTCAAAACTATCCAATACTTCTTTGAGATTTTCAACTAGTGGTTCAGCGTAAGATTTGTGTAAATCTACATATCTATTTCTAGCTTCTTCGTAGTCTGATTTATACTTAAAATAAGCATGTGTATGAGCACCATTATTGAATTTTATGTCTTTAAATTTTCTTAAGAAATTATAACAATTAACTCTAACAGATTTTTCTTCATCTGTTGATGGCATGTCAAACCACCATTCATTGATTGCGTTTGGATTGCTTTCAAAATGTCTTTTGAAAAACAAACTGTCTTTGTCTGGAAATCCGTAGAGTCTTTTGTATGTTATTTTGTACGGGTGTGTTCCATAAAATAATTTAGCTACTTTCTCAGTATACAAACTCAATCCTATCATCTACAATTTTGATAGTTACCAGTCCACCATCAACAAGTTTACCAAATAATATTTCTTTTGATAACGGCTTTTTAATGTAATCGTTGACTACACGTTGTAAAGGTCTCGCTCCCATATCAGGTTGATATCCTTTATTTCTCAGCCATGTTTTTGCTTTTGCTGATAATTTAATAGTTACATTTTTATCTGATAACATTTCATTAATTTCTTTGATTGTTTTGGTAACAATCATGTCTATATGTTCACGTTCTAATGAAACAAATTCAACCATTGCGTCAAGTCTATTTCTAAACTCTGGTGTAAAGAATTTCTTAACTGCTTCGTATGAAGCACCTTCATTTGAATTCGTGAACCCTATAGCACTCTTAGATTGTTGTGCCGCTCCTAAGTTACTAGTCATTATAAGAATAACATTGCTAAAGTCTGCTGTTTTACCAGTTGAACTAGTCAAACGACCATCGTCCATAACTTGTAATAAGAGGTTCATTACACTTGGGTGGGCTTTCTCAACTTCGTCTAATAGAACAACACAATTAGGTGTTTCATCTACATCACTGATTAGTTGTCCAGCACCAGCCCCGCCGTCGGCGTGTCCTACGTACCCTGGAGGGGCACCGATAAGTTTAGATACAGAATGTTGTTCCATGTATTCTGACATATCGTACTTTCTAAGTTTAACATCAAGATTTTCTGCTAACTGTCTACACAATTCAGTTTTACCTGTTCCTGTTGGACCTACAAACAAGAATGAACCAATAGGTTTATTTCTTGCTCTCATACCTGATTTAGATACGAGTATAGATTCAACTAATGAACCAACTGCTTTGTCTTGTCCAAATAGTTTTGTCTTAATATTTTCTTCTAGTTTTTCATAGTTTGCATTTTGTTTTGCATCTATCATTTCTAAAGGAATTCTTGTAATTTTTGAAATAGCTTGTTCTATTTCTGCCTTATTAATTTTGCCCTTGTGCTTGTGTAACTTTGCTCTTGCACCTGCTACATCAAGGACATCAATCGCTCTATCAGGATTGAACTTACCATGCATATATCTTTCTGCTAATTCAACTGCTAAGTCTATAGACTCGTTTGTGTATTCAACTTCGTGATATGCTTCGTAATATTGTTTCAAGCCTTTCAAAATTAATTTTGTATTTTCTTTGTTTGGTTGTTCAATAACTAGTTTTTGAAAACGTCTTTGTAATGCTCTATCTTTTTCAAAGTTTTCTCTGTATTCTTCACTTGTTGTTGCACCAATACAATGTAATTTACCACTTGCTAACAGTGGTTTTAATAAGTTTGCAATATCTATGTTAGACCCACCTGCCGAACCTGCACCCATAATCATATGAATTTCATCAATGAATAATATTACATTATCTTTACTTGATAGTTGGTCAAATACTGCTTTCGCTCTTTCTTCAAATTCACCACGATACTTTGTACCTGCTACAAGCGATGTAACATCTAGTGAATAAACTGTTTTGTCTTTTAATATCTCTGGTACATGACCTTCGCCAATCATCAATGCAAGACCTTCTGCTATTGCAGTTTTACCTACTCCAGGTTCACCTACAATAATAGCATTATTCTTTTTACGTCTTGCTAGTACCTCTGTTAATTCAATTAACTCATCTTCCCGTCCAATAACTGGATCAATTACTCCGTCTAATGCTTGTTGATTTAAATCTAAACAATATTCTTCAAATCTTACTGGTGCTCCTTGACCCGGAGGACCTGCCATGTCTCTACCTTGTTGCGTACCGTAATATTCTTTTCTTAGAATATCGATTGCTTTATCTCTTGTTACACCTGATTGTTTTAGAATGTAATAAGCAGTAGAACCATTTTCACTCAATAGAGAAACAAATATATCTCTTACTTGAAGTTTAGAACGACCACTAAAGATTACCTGTGTTACTGCACGATTGAAAACACGGTCTAATGATAGAGTTTTTCTAGGTACACTATTATCTTCACCTTTTGTAATATCATCACGTTCATTTAGATACTTTTCTAGTTCTTCTAAAATAAATCTAACGTCACATTTCATTTTCGTAAGCATGTCGCTAACATCTTGTTCTTCTATAATTGAATATAAAAGATGTTCTAGTGTCACATATTCATGTGCTAAAGAATTTGCATGTTGTACGGCACGTTCAATCGAAACATTTACTCTATCTGCTTTACTCATTGTCTTCCTTGAATTTTATTTTAAGTGACAAGTCACCTAGTATTTTTTTAACAACAATAGTATCATTAATTCTAGTCTCATAAGGAACCATTACATCGAAAGGAACATCCTGACACATGAATGTTTGTCTAGTGCCTAAGATTAAAGATAAGTCTTGCTTTGTTATAGGGACTGTTATGCTGAGTGTCCTTACAACACCATTATCGGGTTTTTTATCTTTTAACTGTATATAAGCAAGTCGTACCTTATCAAATGTTTCTCTGTCACCGTCACCAGTGTCAGGATGATGCTTCTTCATAAGCCTTTTGTAAGACTGTCTGATATCATCTGTTGTAGAATATTTATCGATTTTTAAAACTGAGTATGGATTGTCTGTCATTTGAGAAAATTAGAAAGAAAGCCATCTTCCTTATCGACTTCAATTTCTACTTCGCTTTGTGAATTGATTTCTTCAAGGGTCTTATCTGCTTCTTCGTAATATTCTCTATACGCAACTATGACTGATTGTTGTTGGTCTAATAATTCTAAAATGTCTGCTATGTTGAATGATAACTTTTCATAGTCTTCTGCATCTAACCCAAAAATAACAATGGCTTTACCGTCTTTTTCTAACTTAGCGAATTCTTCTTCAACGTTTTCTCTTGTCATTACAATAAAGTCAACGTTACGCATATTCAATGTTTTTGTTTCAGGCAAAATTAACTCAGGCCGCTCAACTGGTTTGGGCGTATATGTTACTGATTTTGGAACTGACCCGCAACTAGTTAATAGGAACGTAGTTAGGGTTAGCAATATCAGGACATGTGGTATTTGCTTTACTTTTCTTAGTAACATTTATTTCTTCCTCGGTTAGTGGTGAACCACTTACTATTTCTAAACATCTTAACATATCTTTAGTACCTTTGTCAACTATTTTATCGATTAATCCTGGTTTTTGTTCAGCCAAGTAAGGTAAATCATGTTCTTTTAGTTTATTTTCTAAGCCTTTTACACGACCATTAGCCGCCGCAAATTGCTCAGTAACCTTAGTAAATTTTTCTTGTACTAACTCTAGGTCTTTCATTGTTTTCTCTAAAGCGGCTTGTGTCTCTTGTTGAGCCATTTCTGCTCTAGCGGCATTTTCGGCATATATTCTTATTTGATTCTGTGTATATTCATAATACTTAAATAATCCAAATCCAACCGCGGCTAGAATACCTGCGATTATTAGATATTTTTTGATTCTATAAAAAAACATATTATTTGTACCTAAAAGTTATGCGACCCTTTGTTATATCATAAGGAGTCACTTCAATTTTAACTCTATCATGCAGAATAACCTTAATGTTATTCTTTCTCATTTTTCCAGATAACATACCATCAATTATATGACCGTTATCTAATTTGACCTTGAAACATCCGGGAGTGATATCTACTACATCACCTTCAAATTCCATAGCGGGTTCTCTGGCCATTAATTCTTTTTTAGATACCCTTCAATTTCATCTGCTTTTATTGATACTGTTTTGCCACCATAAAATTCTAGTGACCAATCATCACAACTGCAAATACGAGCAACATCATCTAATAGTTCTAAAGTAGTTTTCATTATGTTTTCATTCTTCATTTCAACAAATACTAAGTAGTGACCATCATCGTCTGCATTCGGAGATACTTCGGTATCTAAAATATCAACAACACCTTTTTCCATAAATGTTGCTAGGTCTTGAGCAGGTTTATCATCTTTTACATAGAATGCTACAACAATAACATCTTCTTCGTTTCCTGTTTTAGGTTCGAACTCAGCTATTGAAATTCTATTTGATACTAGACCTTTCAAATCGTTATGTCCTACGCCTTCTATAATTTGCTCAAACTTCATAATTAAATATCCTGTTGCTGATTGGTAGCATCATCAAGTCCTTGTACTTCTGCATTACCTAATGCTTCTGTATCTACTTTGATGTCACCAACTGCCATTTCTTCGTCTGTAAACTCATCTACAAACTTACGTGGCATTAAAATATCAATTAACCAAACTGTGTCAGATTTCAGTTTTGGTTTACCATTGCCATCTAAATCTTCTGGCGATTTTGGAGTAATTGGTGTCTTTAGTACTGCTTGTTCATATTTGACTTCACAGCCTAATTTAGTTAATCTTAATCCTGCTCTTGGGTCAGGCATATCATCATATTGATACATTACTTTAACGTGTAACCAATAACGTGATAGCTTTGGTCCCATAGCGATTTCACCTTTAGACCAATTCTTATAAGCATACATGCCAACTTCGTCCAATACTTTTTCAAATTCAAGTAGAACGTCTAACAATGTGCCATTTTTATCGACATTTCTTATATTGTCAATAATATCATTTGAGTTTACATCTGACATGCTTTTCTCCATAATCTTCATACATATCTATTTATCTTTTTTGTAACAAAGAAAATTTATTTTCTTATTTTAGCAGTATTGCTAGTTATTTGCAACCTAAAAAAGATAAGTAATATTGAGTGTAATGCTCATTCTGAAAATCCCTCTTTAAGGAGGAAAACACATGGCACGAAAAAAACGTGTTGAAAAACATAACAACAAAGCACAGAGCCGTAGCAACGATTACGGTGTAATCCCGCTACATAAAAAAACAATTCCAACTATTTTACCCAGAAACGTATCACAAGAAGACTATCTATATCAGTTAGCTAATCCAGATAATAATATTGTATTTGCGATTGGTCCTGCTGGTACAGGTAAAACACTCCTGTGTACGCAAATGGGAATAAAAGCATTCATGGAAAGAGAGGTGAAAAAAATAGTTATAACTCGTCCTGCAGTATCAGTTGACGAGCAACATGGGTTCTTACCCGGTGATTTAAACGAAAAGATGTCACCATGGACTAGGCCTATATTTGATATATTTGAGAAGCATTTTACGATGCAACAAATCGAAATGATGCTCACAGAAAATTTGATTGAGATAGCCCCATTAGCATATATGCGTGGTCGTACATTTGAAAACTCGTGGATCATTGCAGACGAAATGCAAAACGCAACGAAATCTCAAATGAAGATGTTACTAACCCGAATAGGTGTTAATACAAAGATGATAGTAACCGGCGACCTAAAGCAACATGACAGAGGATTTTCAGAAAACGGTCTTTCAGATTTTGTAGAACTTGTGAACAATTATGAAAAAGCAAAATTAAATCATATTAGTATTAGTAGATTTGATTTAATGGATGTGGAGAGGCATCCTGCAGTTACAGAAGTTCTAAAAATTTACGGAGAAGACGATTAAAAGTGGTGAGGGAGTTCGCTCCCTCATTATTTTACAATAATATCTACAATCTCAGCCCAAGTATCAACAACTGGAATCATACCATCACTTGTCATTTCTGAATTGTGTTGGTGACTAATAAGAATTGGTTGTAATCCATATTTTAGTCCACAAAGTGCATTCTCAGTTTTATCTTCTATCCAGTAATAACCGGTATCAGTGTAAGGCTCAAGTCCTTCGTCTTTATCTGCACCAGTATCTAAACATACTAGTTTAGTAAACGCACCTTTTCCAAATACATTATCTAAATTCTGTTGTCTTAATGCTTTTGTGTTTTCATCTAAACTCAATGAAGTTACACAATGAAATTCGTATCCTGCTTCTACAAGTTTAGCAACACCACTTCTTGCATCACGTAGAACAGGCAGAGTAGCCATCCATGAACTATTATTAAATTCTTTAATCAGCTTTTTTACTTCTTTCTTTTTCATAGCAAATACATCTGCCATGTCGTAAACACCTACATTATGTGCATCATATCCTCTTGATTTCATCCACTCATAGAAAGAGTTTTCCCAATCGAGGAGGACTCCGTCACAGTCTGTCACAATAATTTTATTCATGTTTGATTACTTTTCTTTCTGATTACTTAAACAGTATAGCACTGCTTATATGATTTGTCAAGTAAAATCACACTTTTTCTCTAGTTACAAGGCGCCACATTTCAGGCAATGCAGTCTTAATGTCTTTGCCTCTTCGTTTGTCTAACAATACAGAATACTTATGAAAGTCAAGTATATCTTTTTTGCTTGGCTCTTGCTCTATTAATGATTTACCTTTACGTACAACTTCTTTTAACATACGTATTGCACTCATGTTCCAATGATTACCTTGTTCATAGTGCTTATCTTTTATATCATTCAACCATATCTCAATTCGTCTAAACAAATCTTTATCTCCTTCACCATTATTATGATGAGGAAAAAGTTTTGGTTGAAGATAACTAGGGTCTAATACATTATTAAGATAAATGTTTATACCAGTTCCCTTGTCGATTAATAATGCCTTTTGAATATTCTCTCCTCTTATTTCTAGGCATAAGTCAATCCACCACTGAAACATTTCTGGAATGTGATTGGCGTTATACACACTCAGAGTAGGTTCCCATTTTACTTGGATACCTTCATGCTCCATTGACAGTTCCATCCACCTTCTGGCGGTTGCGTTTACAGTTTCCCAAGAACTTAAATGTCTCGTATAGTCATTTACTTCCTCGGTTCCGTCAATACTTAATGAAATTCTTACTCTTTTAAATTGTGATAGTCTACTAATGATTTTATCTTTAGGTATCCAACTTGCATTTGTAAAAATTTGTAACTCTATATTTTTTGAATAGCCTGTTTCAATAATAAAGTCTACGATGCTTAAAAACTTTGGGTGTAGCATTGGTTCACCACCAACAAACTTTATTCTATTAACATGTTCATAATCTGCTTTGTCATATTCTATTTCTAATTTTGTATCAGATTTAAATACACCCCTATCGAAACCTTTTTCTTGTTTTAACCATCTATCATCTTCTTCCCATTTCGTACTCAACGATGAATTACATATATTACATGCCAAATTACAATAGTTACCTAAATTCATTTCAAGATATGTTAATTTAGTTGATTGTACGTATTTTAATACATCTGCCCAATCTCCTTGACTATCATGTGTTAATCCTGCTTCAACTTTCTGGTCAAGCATTACTTCATTTGCTTGATTACGTAATGAGTATATACCCTTTTCTTCTTCCTCATAACATTTCCAACAACCAGGATCCTTTATACCAGCTAATGAGTTTTTTCTTAATGTCTCCCATTTATCTGAAAGTAAAGTTTCTTTAAAAGTTCTTACAGATTCATATGGGTGAGCAAAACTTTTTGTTTCTGAGCCAGGTTTAGTACTATACCTACAACAAGGAGTTGCTAGTCTACCATTCCAAAGTGCAATGTGATTGAAGAAATATTTGCAATAAGTTTTAGTTGAATCTGCCATTACTTTTTCTTCTTTAATATTACTCTGAATGCACCTGTGTTTCTATCTAATCTTCTAGTTTCTCTCACGTAAGGATCCGCTTCACACCATTTTTCAAACTCTTTTGACATTTCTCCATGTCCGACAATAACGATGATTTGTTTATGACCATATAAATATGCCTCTTGTGTTGACTTACGAAAACGTTTCCAACCTTCATGAACAAAAAGTCCGTGTAAATCTACTTTATTATGCATGAAGATTCTTATCCCACATAAACTTGGCAGACATCATATTTAGTCTGCTACTATCTGGTGATAAGATAACATACGGTAATCTTTCGTTAACAAAGAATATCTTTTTACGATTTAATTGAAAACTTTTTCCCTCTACTCTTATTTCTGCTGAACCTGATGTAACTAGAAAGAACAAACCTGTTGGATTTGTGTAATCTACATTCATCTTAGATTCAGTTTGAAAAGGTTCTGGGAAAGTATCTGCATTAATATCAGATATATCGGTCTTTAGTATTTGGTTGAGGTGGTCTACAATCGTCTTTGCTTCGCTTGTATCACCTGAAACAACCATTTGATTAATTTTGAGAGCAATAGCATCTGATATGGTGCCCATAATTTGTGTTGTAGGCATCTTATGTTCTGCATTAAACTTATCTCTTATTATTTTACTCATTTTATATTAATCTGTTCTTTATAAAACTTGTTGTATTCTCTTTTTTTAAAATTTACTTGGTTAGTCATTAAATATGCACAAAGGTCTGTGACTTTTTCTTCAATCATATCAGGATGAATACAAATATAGTTGCCTTCTAGTTTAGTTAAAAACTTATATATTTCATCATTGATATCTTGTGTGTTATATCTCCAGTTTCTCCTGCTCCATATCTTCATTTCCTTAGGAGATTCTGCATTATACTTACCTTTGTTAGTACCATTCTGTAAACAATCATATGGCTTAGTTAAGCAAACTATATTGTAATCACCTGAGTTTAATTTGTCGAATTGAAAGAACCCGTCTTTGTCCCAATCAAATGTTTTGTATTCGTACGGTAACATATTACCGATGAAGTCTTGAATGCCGTCTTCATAGTCATATATATGTATAATAGCCATGTATTACTCTGTAGGTTGTTCCTCTGATGCTCCCTTATTAATTAATCCACCCTCTTTGCACTCTTTTACAAACGCATTGAAGTGTTGTGGGTACTTAATCATAACATGTTGAACTATCTTATTATAGTCTTTTGTTTCAGCGGAGTTCTTTTCAATCTTAGCATCTGTAAGATTGATAATTGTTGTGGAATGATCCCAATAACGTTTACGTAATCTTGTAACGAAATAGCAATCTTCCATCATTGTCCATTTTCCCTTTTTACCAAAATCTTTCATGGAGGTATTCTCTCCATCAGCGGGTCTAAACGTGTGGGCTAAAACTATATATGCTTTCTTTGCCATTATTCTATCGTAATCTTTAAGTCTTTATTAACTACTAACTTATTTTTATTAGTAATATTTATCATTGCTAGAAACCACTCATCATTGATAAGGCTACTGCTTGGATTTGAACATTCATTCATAACTTTTTGTAAAACACTTTCTTTATAACCTGATGGATTGGGATCTCCTAAGATTATGTAATTGTATTTGCCTTCTGATATTTCTGTATCCCAATGTTTTATAGCACCGGGCAAATCATTAGTTGTATTCAATGCTATTCTTAACCCATCAACTGTATCATATAAAGACTTAAACGGATTAACCGGCTGTTTGTCCTCACATAATGCAATGATTATTCTGTATAACATTAACTTATATTGAGATTGTATTCCTTCCGGAATAATTACCTTGGGTGTGTACATTACTTTGCTATGTATTGTAACTCTAATAATGTCGCACTTAGATTAATCTCAGGATCAGCAACTAGTGAATGATTTACTAAACCATCACGTATACACATCAATGCTTTACCTCTTTTCATTTCATCATCGCCAAACCAATCTAAATTCTCATATAGTTTACGATACACTCCTTCATATTCTTCTGCACGTGCTTTTGATACAATCAATTTACGTGCCTCTGCTACTTTACCTAACTGAAACAATGCCACATATTCAAGTATCCAATCACTCTCACCACTTTCACCTTGACCAGGTTGTTGCAAAGCACCATCAACAATATTTTGTTGAACCATATTGATACATTTACGTAAATCAGGATATGCTGACCTAACATAAACGTCAAGTATTTCTAAATCTGGTTGAATGTTTTCTGTAATAAGAATTTCAGCAACACGGGCTGTGAACTCATTCGTATCTAGTTTTTCAATATGATAACCTTGACAACGTGAATGAATTGCTGGAATAACTTTGTTTGGATAATTACATGTTAGAATAAATCTACATGTTGAAGAATACGTCTCCATCATATTACGTAGAATTGCTTGTGCATTTTGAGATAGATAATCTGCCTCATCTAGTAAGACATATTTAAAATCACCTGAAAAAGGAAGTGAACTAGCAAATCCATTAATCTTTGTACGCATTGTGTCTACGTTATTTTCACTTGATGCATTGATGAACATTACATCACCATCATCAACTTGTAATTCTTTTAGAAGAACTTTTGCTAATGTAGTTTTACCTGTTCCTGCTGAACCCGAAAATAATAGATGTGGTATAGCACCACTTTCTACCCAACTTTGTACTTGATGTTTCTGTTTATCGTCCCTAAAAACATACTGACCTATACTACTTGGTCTGTATTTTTCTACCCATAATTCTTTCAAGTTCAACTCCGTTTTCTTTTATAAAATCTTTTGCTTTACCATTTAAAGTTTCATCTTCTGTCAAAGGCGGTTGCCATACGATATCCTTTTGAAATTTCGCTTCTTTTAAAACTTCATTTATTTTAAGTCCTTTTGTAAACTTTGTCAACACCTATTCCTCTTTGTCCCATGGCATTGGATTATTAAGTTGATGATAATATTCTTTCTTTAGTTGAATCATTGCACGAAATGGAACTCTATGTTCATGACATGCCCTACCTGCGGCTGATATTCTTACGAATCTTTGTCCTTCTCTATTCTTAGGACCAATGAACATTTCAACACCCTTTGCTTTTCCAACCCATTCATTTTGCCAGTTTTCAATCATATCATCAAACTCTGCTTTATCCCAATAATATGTCATAGCAAAGTTATCAGTAACACGTACTGTCATTTTCAAACGTTCTCTGTGTTTGAAATAATATATTTTGATATCTTTTCCGAAAGGTTTGATATAATCGAATTGTTTTGAGAACTTATCCATTCTCTCAAAGAGAGCATCTAAGTTCTCAGACTCTTTGTTTTCACTCATACGAAATTTTCTATTCCACTGTCTTGACCTAACCACTCTTGCTCTCTGACTTCTTCAATTCTGTGATGTCGATATGCATTAGGTCTTGTTTCTCTAATTGTTTCTAAATGTGCATTTGCCTCTTCTAATGTTTCGAATCTAGCAACTACTACTTCATTTTCAACTCTCGGTGTGTAAATAATTTCAAAAGACATGTTGTTTCCTATTCGTCTATTTTTGCAAATTCTATTTGTGGTTTTCCTTTTTCGTCAATCGTATGACCTTTTACTTTGAGATATCCGTTATGATGAAGCATATCAATCATACCTCCAGCACCTTGCTCTCGTCCTACGTCTTTACCTTTTAAATATCCCATATAAAATAACACTAAACCGAAAAAAACGGCAATGTATCCTGGGTTTATACCTAAATCCATAAGTTTCTCCTATGAGTTATATAGATAATAATAACATTAAACAAACTCGGTGTCAAGTGTTATTTCTTCAATTTTTGTATTTCTTGCGAATTAGCGGCTATCTTATCATCTTGTACTTTATCGATAAGTGACTTCATCTTTTGTGCTTTTTCCTCATCAGTGTCAACGTGTAAGTCTTTTTTGATAACTTTTTCTAGTTTTAGTACTGGAATTCTTTCATTTGGAACATATCTCCACGTATATCCTCTCTCAGAATATACACCAAATACTGTCTGTCTTGCACCAATCTTTACAATCATTGCTAGTTCGCCATCAAGTAGAACCTCATCGCCTTCATTAAATGCTGGATCCATTTTGAATTTTAAGCCTTTTGCTAATCCTGTAGCAAAATCTTTAAACCAAATAGCAACAACCAAAGATATTAAGACACCAATCCAGGGTAAAAGAAAATCAGATAATTCCATGCTTAGTGAGTTAAGGTCATTCATTTGAGTCTCCCATTATAGTCGTATTTATACAAAATGGGTATTTGTTGGCAGAGGTGATAGGATTCGAACCTACTAATACTGGTTTTGGAGACCAGTGTGAAACTCCAACTTCACGGCACCCCCTCGCAACAACTTTTTGACGGTGTCAATTTTTTGAATAGAATCACTGTCAAATTTACTTCATACAAATATAAACGATTTAAGACAAAAAGTCAATACCTATTGTCAAATTTTTGAACCATTTAGATAAATATTAACATTGAGTATAATTATTTTTAAAATTATATATATGGTTTTGTTACTGACTGTAAGGTTTGAAGAAATTCTATGATGCAGTCAGGCTTAGAGGAGACACTTATGAGCCTAAAAAGGAAATATCTTTCCCACTCTACCGCTTTGACCTTTTTCATTGCGTTACTTTTGGGAATCATGTTAACTACATCTGCGATTGCGGCAGATCCTATCGTTACAGATTCTACTAGTAATAGTACAGTCAAGTCTGATACGGATACTGATACAACTGTAAAAAGCCCACCACCTAGTGCTATATCGCCTTCTATTAGTGGAAGTAATTCTGATTTATGTACTGTTGGTGTTAGTGGCGCAGTACAAACGCAGATTTTAGGAGTATCTACAGGTCAAACCTACAGGGATGCCAATTGTGAAAGACTTAAACTTTCCAAAACACTATACGATATGGGCATGAAGGTTGCGGCGGTATCAGTAATGTGTCAAGACCGAAGAGTTTTTGATGCTATGGCTATGGCAGGGACACCCTGCCCGTACAATGGTAAAATTGGCGAAGAAGCATACGAATTGTGGAAAAAGAATCCACAAAAGATGCCTAAAAAGGTTGATGTAGATAATGAGAAAAAACTTGCTAAAGAAGGAATGGTCGAAGGGCTTACTATCGGCGGTATTCTTGCTGTTCTGGCTTTCGTTCTGTAGCACAGTATTCGCATCAGATACCACTGCACCAACTAACCCAACAACTACTAGTCCAAATACCTTAGATTTAGATGATGGTACAATAGGCCAACCATTTGGTAATTGTCCTGCAGGCACTTCTGCCGCATATGTTTATGGATCTGGAAGTACTATAAGGTGGGGAGAGTGCCAAAATACATTTGCTATTTCTTATGCAATCAATCAAGCACTACAAGGCACAGGCGTAAGCATAGATAAAGTTCACTATCAATGGAAGTATATTCACTGTTTCAATACACCTGGTAACTTTTGTAGTGCCAATATCAGCAATAGAGCAAACACTACAACAGGTGAAGTCACCGATGATACATATTGGGACGAATTAGTTGTAGTTGTAGAAGTCACAGATTCTAGTGGTAATGTAGTTGAAACAAAAACTTGGACAATGGATACATGGTATCAATGGAATTCAAGTAATAGCCACAGTACTAATGAAGTCGCAGAAGGTACAACTGTCTGGCAGATACACGAAGACAATATAGAAATTTACAATCACATAGATAAAGTAGGAACAATACGTACACCAAATTCAGTAGGTGATGTTCGTTTTAGAATTAATGGTTACGATAAAGGTAATTGGGACGGGTACTACGGACCTATCGTAAAAGATATAAAAACTTGGTTTACTTATAGAGCAAATCCTTGTAATGATACTGCACTATATGATCCAAGTTGTCCAGGATATGCTACTGCATATGCGGCCCAACAATATGACCAAAATTGTGCCGCTGATGCTTTATACGATTCAGGTTGTCCTGGTTATGCTACTGCTTATTTTAATCAACAATGTAGTTTAGATGCAACACACGATGCGGCTTGTCCGGGATATGCAGAAGCAATCTATACTCAACAATGTACTGCTAATCCTCTTTATGATAGTGGGTGTACGGGTTATGCCGCGGCCTACTTAGCACAACAATGTGGCTTAGATGCACACTACGATAGTTCATGTACAGGTTATAGTAGTGCAATTACAGAATTAACAAGCAATGGTACAAACGTTGCAGGAGCAGGCAGTGACTTTGTTGAAGTAACTAAAGCAAATGACCCAACACTTTATTGGATATTATATTATAACCAAGCAGAAATAAACGCAGGTGGCTGGAAATGGGAATGTACAGGTACGAATTGTACTGATGATTATGGAACTATCAGTAGTGTTTCGGTTCAAGGTAGTGGAACTGGAACTCATATGTTCTT